AGTTGGTATGTCTTTTAATAACCTTATGATTGATAAAAAAATGCTTGAAACCGGTGAGCCTTGCTTATCTTGGAAAGATGCTTATAAACTTAATGGAGTAAAAGAGAAGTTAGGAAAGATGGTTCCAGATGAATTCGCATTTGGGTATGCGATAACTACGCACAAGGCCCAGGGCAGTGAATGGTCAAAGGTACTTACTATTGAAGAAAATTTTCCTTTTGATAAAGAAGAGCATGCTCGTTGGCTATATACGAGTTGCACTAGGGCGTCAGAGAAATTAGTTTTAGTGAGGTAATGTATGGGAAAAATGTGGGCAGAACCAATAGAAGTTCTTAAATTGGAAAAACAAAATATTGCTTTACCTTATCAAAAAGAAGAATGGTTTTATAAATATAAGGATGGAACTTTATTTCCTTATTATAAGGAAGATATTAAAAAAGTTATTAATCCTTTACAACCTTGTACTTTTTTACCGTTATTTAAAGAATTAGACATTCCTTTTTTTGAAGAGCAATGGTTATTATATTTAACCAGAGCAATAGAAAAAAACAACGTATCAAATGTATTTGGAAAATATTTATCTTGGTGTAAGTTAAAAGCTATTAAGAGTTATGGTTTTGAAGACTCTACAAAATGTTTTTTAAGCATGGCAGATTACCATAATTTTAAATATATTATAAGATAACCATATATGATAAAAAATAAAAATTTGATTTTTATTAAAAATTATGATATAATATTTATATAATAAAAAAGAAGGAAGTAAATAAATGAGCAGAGTAGATATTCACAATCATACAAGATATTCAAATATTAGATTAAGAGATGCTTTGCAAACTCCTGAACAGTTAATAGACCGAGCAATAGAACTCGGTCTTAAAGGCGTCGCTATAACTGACCATGAGTGTTTAAGCGGGCATCCAAAAGCAAATAAGTATGCAGCAGAAATTAAAAAGACTAATCCAGATTTTAAAGTTATTTTAGGAAATGAAATTTATCTTGTTGATGAAAGACCTACAGATAAGCATTATCATTATATTTTATTAGCAAAAGATAAAATAGGTCATAAACAATTAAGAATTTTATCTTCTTTAGCTTGGCTAAACTTATACAAAAGAAAAGGCTTGGAAAGAGTTGATACTTTAAAAGAAGATTTAGAAAGAATTGTGATGCGGGAACCTGGTCATTTGATAGCATCTACAGCTTGTATTGGCGGAGAGCTTGGCTCAAGAATTTTAAGCCTAGCAACCGCCGAAAGGTTGGGAGATAAAGAAACTGCCACAACGGAACATAATGGAATTGTAAATTTTATTTTATGGAACAAAAAGTTGTTTGGTAATGACTTTTATCTTGAAGTTCAGCCAGGCATCTCAAATGAGCAGATTATAGTTAATCAAAGAATTTTGTCTATTGCAAAATGTTTTGATGTAAAAATGGTTGCTAGTTCTGATGGACATTATCTTAAAAAAGAAGATAGATATGTTCATAAGGCTTTCTTAAATGCAAAAGAGGGAGATAGAGAGGTTGATGCTTTCTATCAAGATGCTTATCTTCATTCTTCTGAAGAAATGATTGAGAAGTTTGCAAAAAGTAATTTTGATTCCTCTTTTGTTGAACAGATGTTTGAAAATTCATTAGAGATTTATGATAAAATTGAAGATTTTAGTCTTGGCCATACTCAACAGATTCCTAAGGTTGAAGTTAAAGACTATCCTAAATCACCTAAGAATATGATTGACGCAATCAAAGTAGATTATCCAATTCTTGGTAGTATGTTTGAATCAGATGATAAAATAGAAAGATATTGGATAAATGAATGTACTTATAAATTAAAACAACTCAATAAAGATAATAAAATATATTGGGATAGACTTGAAGAAGAAGCAAGAGTAAAGAAAATTATTGGAGAAAAACTTAATACCAATATTTTTGCATATCCTGTAACTTTGAAACATTATATTGATAAGTTTTGGGAATTAGGTTCACCCGTTGGTGCGGGTCGTGGTTCAAGCTGTTCTGGTTTAAACCATTATCTTTTAGGTGTAACTCAGCTTGACCCCATTGAATGGAACTTACCTTTCTGGAGATATCTGAATGATGAGCGTATTGAGCTACCTGATATTGATATAGATTTAGCGCCTAGTAAAAAAGGTATTATTATGAATTGGATAAAAGAAGAAAGAGGCGAAAACTTTTATCAAGATATCGACAGAATTTTTAGAGAGAACCTTGGATGTACAATGGTAGCTACTTTCGGAACAGAAACTAGCAAATCCGCTGTTCAAACAGCTTGCCGCGGTTATAGAAGTGATGAGTTTCCTGATGGCATTGATGTTGACACTGCTCAATATTTATCTTCATTAATTCCTATTGAACGAGGTTTTGTATGGGATTTGAACACAGTATTATATGGAGATGAAGAAAAAGATAGAAAGCCAATATCCGCATTTGTCAATGAAGTTAATCAATATCAAGGATTAAAAGAAATTTTATTAGGTATTGAAGGTAATATTTCTCGTAGAGGTTCTCATGCATCAGGCGTTATCTTCTTTGATGAAGACCCATTTGAATTTTGTTGCTTTATGAGAACTCCTAATGGTGATATTATCACTCAGTATGATTTGCATGATGCGGAATGGTGTGGTTTAACAAAATATGACTTTCTTGTAACTGAAGTCCAAGATAAAATTGCGAAAACTATTGAACTATTGCAAGATGATGGCGAACTTGAGAGTGATTTAACCCTTAGAGAAGTTTATAACAAATATTTCCATCCTAATATTATTGATACAGAAGATGAGAAAGTATGGAAGAACATTCAAAATGCAAGTATTATTGACTTATTCCAGTTTGATAGTGATGTTGGTAGTCAGGCAGCTAAAAAAATTAAACCTGCAACAATGATGGAGTTATCTGATGCGAATGGTCTTATGCGTTTGATGACTGCGGAAAAGGGTGCTGAAACTCCAATGGAAAAATATATCCGTTTTAAAAATGATATATCTTTATGGTATAAAGAAATGGATAATTATGGATTAACAAAAGAGGAACAAGAAAATTTAAAACCTCACTTCTTAAAATCTCATGGAGTACCACCTAGCCAGGAACAACTTATGACAATGTTAATGGATGAAAATTTGTGTGGATTCTCCCTTAAAGATGCGAACGCCGCAAGAAAAATTGTTGGTAAAAAGCAAATGAGTAAGATACCTGAACTCCGAGAGAAGGTAATGACTCAGGCGGCAAGACCTGAACTTGGTCGATATATTTGGGAATGCGGAGTAGGTCCTCAGATGGGGTGAACGAAAAAACTTGCCCCTAAACACTTTTCCGTTTATCAGCGGGGTATTTAAAATTTTGGTCAAAAAATTTTAAATGCTAACGGGGAATTCTAAAATAATAGTAGAGATATAAAATATATCCCAACTGTTGTCATGAAAATCCCGTGGGAAATTTTAAAGGATATGACAACAGTAAATAAGTATAAAGGAGAAATAATATGTACTATATTTACTGTTATACAAATAAATTAAATAATCATAAATATGTTGGACAAACAAATAACTATGAAAGAAGAATAAGAGAACATCGTTCTTGTGCTTTTAATGAGAAGGCTAGTTCTTATAATGATTTAATTCATAAAAAAATAAGAGAATATGGCGAAGAAAATTTTGAAATATCTTTAATTGAAAAACTTTTTACTGAAGATATCGAGGAAGTTAATCAAAGAGAAATATATTGGATAGATAAACTTCAAAGTCATTGCTCTACTGGTCTTGGATATAATGTTAGTTATGGAGGCGGGCGCCGCGGATATAGTTCAATATTAAATCAAGAAGAATTAAAAACATTAAAAGAAGAAATTAAACAAGGCATTCCTTATTATGAGTTAGAAAATAAATACAATATATCAGCATCTTTTATATCATCAATAAACAATGGAATTTATTTTAATGATAAAAAAGAAATATATCCTCTATTCAAGTATTATAAAGATGATAAAGATTATGATGAATTGATAAATTTGTTATTAAATTCAACTTATTCTTATACTAAAATAGCAGAAATGTTAGAAATCGGACAGTCTACTATAAAAAAAATAAATGCTGGTACATTAAGACATGGTTTATATCCAACATATCCTATAAGAACTAAATCTGCTAATGAACAAAGAGCAGATAAAATAAAAGAATTATTATTAACAACATCATTATCTAATAGACAAATTGGAGAAATGATAGGTGCCTCAGAAGAAACTGTTAGACGAGTTAAAGTAGGACAAGTTTTTAGAGATGATAAGTTGTTATATCCTTTATCGAACCTGTAACGACTATCCCTAGTTAGATAGGGAGTACGACTTCTATTGATACGGAGTTGGAAATGGTGTTCTCACAAAGTGAGTAAAAGATAGTCTAAGCCTTAAGGAAACTTGAGGGTAACTTGATAGTTTTAGTAATATTCATGCATTAGCATATTCATTTATTGGTTATCAAACCGCATATTTAGCAACTCATTGGAATCCTGTATATTGGAACACCGCTTGTTTGATTGTAAATAGTGGTTCTCTTGAAGATAATAGCGAAGAAACTTTGGTTGATATTTATGCACCTGAGAAAGATGATATCGAAGAAGGAGTTACATTTAAAGACTTGCCAGATAGAAGCGGAAAGATTAAAAAGACAGCTTCCGCAAATTATGAAAAAATAGCTAAGGCTATTGGAACAATGAAGTCTAAAAATATTAAAGTATCTCTTATTAATATTAATACTTCTGATTATAGTTTTAAGCCTGATGCAAAAAATAATCGTATTTTGTATGGTTTAAAAGCATTAAGCGGTATCAATGAAGATGTTATTGCACTTATTAAAGAACATAGGCCTTATGCAGGAATTAAAGATTTTATGGCAAAAGTTGGACTTCCTAAACTAGCTATGATAAATCTTATAAAGGCGGGAGCTTTTGATGAAGTTGATGAAAGTTTTAACCATGATAGAACAAAGATAATGGCTTATTATTTATTTAAAGTATCTGACCCAAAAAGTAAATTAACTTTACAAAATTTTAATGGTCTTATGACAAATAATTTAATTCCCAGTGATTTAGATTTTGAAAAAAGAGTTTATAATTTTAATAAATACTTAAAAGCAAATAAAAAATCTGATTATTATATGCTTGATGATAAAGCTTTAACTTTCTTTTCAGATTTTTATTCTGAATATCTTGACTCTATTGAAATTGTAAATGGGATTGGATATATCTTACAGAAAACATGGGATAAAATATATCAAACAACTATGGATAAAGTAAGAAATTGGTTAAAAGGAAATCAAAAAGAAATATTAAATAATTATAACTTCTTATTGTTTAAAGAGTTATGGAATAAGTATGCGACTGGCAATATTTCTAAATGGGAAATGGATTCATTATGTTTTTATTATAATGACCATGAGTTAAAGAATGTTAATCAATACCGATATGGTTTTAGTGATTTTAATAAGCTTCCTGTTGAGCCAGAAGTTGAAAAGTATTTTAAAAAAGGAAATGCAAATATTCCCATTTTTAAATTAACAAAAATTATTGGCACTGTGTTGGCAAAGAATGACACAAAGAACTCTATCATTTTATTAACAACTACAGGAGTTGTAAATGTAAAGTTCACGCGTGATTATTATGCAATGTTTAAAAAGCAAATTAGTCAAATTCAAGCGGATGGCACTAAAAAAGTTGTTGAAAAAAGTTGGTTTAAAAGAGGCAATAAACTTATGATAACAGGTTTCCGCAGAGATGATACATTTGTTGCAAAAACATATACTAGCACAGAATCACACCAATTATATATTATTGATGAAATAGTGAATGATTCTATCAAGATTAGACACGAAAGATATACATCAAGTGGATGTTTAGAGGAGGATTATGATGAGTAAGACAGAAATGGTTCAGCACCCGTCCCATTATGGCGGGGCTGATAACCCTTATGAAGCAATTAAGGTTATTGAAGCCTGGGAAGCTAATTTTAATATTGGTACTACATTAAGATATCTGTGTAGATGTGGTAAAAAGACTATTGGCGGAAGCGCAGAGGAAATGCGCCTTGAGGACTTGAAGAAAGCAAGATGGTATCTTGATAGAGAAATTAGTAACATTGAAAAAAATATGAATTAAAAGATAAAGTATAGGACAAATTAAATTAATACTACATATTGTATTTTCATATATAATACATAGCCTTAAAATAATAAAATATCTAGGAGGGAATATGAAAATCTATAAACGAGATGGAAGATTAGAATATTTTAATCTTCAGAAAATTGTAGATGCTGTACTTGCTGCTTTTAAGGCAACAGATGGAGAAATCTCAAATTATGCTGAAACAAAAGCAGAAAATATAGCAGACTACATTTTAGATTACGCAAAAAAGGTCTACAATGAAAAAAGTGATTATCTTACTGTTGAAGAAGTCCAAGACCTTGTTGAAAAAGGTTTAATGGCAACTAAAAGAAAAGATGTTGCAAAAGAATATGTCCTTTACCGAGAAGAAAGAACAAAAGAAAGAAATAAGAAAAGTTATTTGATTAAAGAAGTCGGTGAAAAAATTGCTGGAACAAATAATCAAAGACAAAATGCCAATGTTGATGAAGTATCATTTGGCGGGCGCCGCGGTGAAGCAGCCAACACATTGTTAAAAGATTATGCTCTTAATTACTGTATGTCTGATATGGCTAGAAATAATCATTTAAACAATGAAATTTATATTCACGACCTTGATTCATATGCGGTTGGTATGCATAATTGTTTAAGTGTTCCTTTTGATGATTTACTTGCAAATGGTTTTAATACCAGACAAACAGATGTCCGTCCTGCCAACTCAGTTAATACAGCTTTTCAATTAGTTGCGGTAATTTTCCAATTACAATCATTACAACAATTTGGCGGTGTAAGTGCTACCCATCTTGACTGGACAATGGTTCCTTATGTAAGAAAGAGTTTTTATAAACATTGGAGTGAGTATCACGAATTTTATACAGACGGGTATCCATTCTTAGAAGAAAGAAAAACATATGCTACATTTCTTCCTACACCAGAAACTCCGATTAATGACAAAGATACATATCTCATTGCAGGAACTACTGATAAAGCATATCAATATGCTTTAAAGAAAACTGAAAGAGAATGCCAACAAGCAGTTGAGGGAATGTACCATAATCTTAATACTCTTCAATCTCGTAGTGGCAATCAATTACCTTTCACTTCAATTAATTATGGTACTTGTACTTTACCTGAAGGAAGAATGATAATTAAGGCATTGTTAGAAGGTTCTATAAAAGGTGTTGGAAAATATCATACAACTTCAATTTTCCCTTGTGGAATTTTTCAATATATGAAAGGGGTAAATGACAAGCCGGGAACCCCTAATTATGATTTATTTAAACTTGCATTAAAATCAACCGCCCAAAGACTTTATCCTAATTATGCTAATGTTGATTGGAGCGGAAATGCGGGGTATGATATTAATGATCCCCGTACATATTTTTCAACCATGGGTTGTAGAACAGCTAATGGCTGGGATATTAACGGATTTGGGCAACTCAAAGATGGTCGTGGTAATATCGCTCCCGTAACTATTATCCTTCCAGAATTGGCTATGCAAGCTACACATTATTATGATGATAAACCTTGCGGAGATTGGGAAGAAGATACTTTAAATTTCTTTTTCCAATTACTTGATAAAAAGCTACATGAGGCAAAAGATATGCTAATCGAAAGATTTGAATATATTTGTTCTCAGCCTATGGAATCCGCAAAGTTTATGTATGAAAATAATACTATGGCTGGATATATACCTGAAGAAGGTATTCGTTCTGCGCTTAAACACGGTACTCTTGCTATCGGACAGTTAGGTTTGGCAGAGACCCTTCAAATTCTTATTAGTTGTGACCATACAACAGAAAAAGGTATGGAATTAGCAAAAAGAATTGAACAATTATTTAAAGATAAATGTATAGAATTTAAGGAAAAATATAAATTAAATTTTGGTGTTTATATGACTCCCGCAGAAAACTTATGCTATACTGCGATGCAAAAATTCAAAAAGAAATATGGAGAAATTCCTAATGTTTCTGATAGAGATTTCTTCACAAATTCCATGCATGTGCCTGTATGGAAAGAAATGACTCCTATTGAAAAGATAAATATAGAATCTCAGTTAACTGGATACTCCTCTGCGGGATGCATCACATATGTTGAATTGGCGGGCGGAGTTAAAAATAATCTTCAAGCATTGGAAACTTTAGTAACCTATGCAATGGAAAAAGATATTCCTTATTTTGCGATAAATGTACCTGTTGATACTTGCATGGATTGTCAATATACCGATGAAATTGGTAATGAATGTCCTGAATGTGGAGGTACAAATATTAGAAGACTCCGCAGAGTAACTGGTTATTTAACCGGAGATTATAAAACCTCATTTAATAAAGGTAAGCAACAAGAGGTTGAAATGCGTTATAAACATATGAGATTTGGAGGTAAAAATAATGAGTGAAGAAATTGAACTTATGGGCGGAACCCTTTATGATATGAATAAAGGTTTTATTGAACAATTAGAAAAACCAATGTCAAAAACTGCAATTAGAGAAAAAAAGCAAGATTTAATAAACTTTTTAATCTCAACAGAAAATATGTACTATATGTTATTATGCCACGAGAGAAGAGATTATACAATTTTTAAAACCAATCAGACAAAAGAAGGAAATAAATATAATATTGATGTTTTGGTTGATGAAGTTGCGGGCGCCCGCGGCATTATTAAAAGTATAGACCTTGATGAAAACTCTGGAGCTTTTGAATTTTGGATTAGTATAGATGGTGAATCATTCTGTTATATGTTTTTCCCTTGCGATCCATGTGTTATAGATGAGGTAGAATAATGAAAATTATATTCAAATTTAATATGTTTACTAAAAATCAACATATATATGTAATGAACGACAGAGAAACTGTTGAGAGAATTGCCGTTAATGCGGCTGACCTTGATAAAATTGCAGAAACTCTTGTTAACTTATCTATTTCTTATGACACTGTAGATATAGAGTTAGCTGGCCCAAAGAGTTTTACAATGAAGATTGCAGAAAAATGCTATCAAGCTGAAATTACCAAATACAATAAAAACAAAATTGATATTAAATACATTTAAGGAGATAAAAGGATGAGTAGATATTTAATTAAAGTTGATGAAACTTATAGAGCAGATTCAGAAGGAGAAGCTACTGAATTAATTAATGAAGCAAAAGAAGATGGTAGATTTATTCTTTCTAAATATACTTCAGTAAAAAAAGAACAAAAGGCTAAAGGTGAAGTCATTGATGAATGGTATCGTGTAACCTTAACAAAGGTATTTGATTCTGAAAAAGAGCCTTGCGGAAATACTACTATTGAATATACTGAAGATAGTGCTTTTTAAGGAGATTTAACAATGGAAACAATTAAATTTAAGCGACTTAACTCAATGGCAAGAATACCTAGTAGAGGTTCAGAAAAGGCAGCCGGCTATGATTTATATGCGGCTATTTATATCCCATATAAAATTATGCCTCATTGTACTGCAAAGATTGGAACTGGACTTAGTTTTGAATTGCCTGATGAAACTTTTGGTGCAATTTTTGCTCGAAGCGGTTTGGCTACTAAAAGAGGTTTGCGACCCGCAAATTGCATCGGAGTTTGTGATAGTGATTATCGAGGCGAATATATAGTTGCGCTTCATAACGACACAGAAGAAATTCAAATTATCGAGCCAGGAGAAAGAATTGCTCAACTTATTCTTATGCCTTATATTCCAATGACATTTGAAGAAGTAGATGAATTAAGTGATACAACTCGCGGAGATGGTGGATTTGGCTCGACTGGATCTAATTAATCTACCTTGGCACATAGGCGACCGTATTTCCAAATAAATTTGGGTTTTGAAGATTTTTAATGGGAAAATGTAATTTTTACATTTTCCCATTTTTTTTAACCTATTTCTGCTTGACACGTCAAAAAAATTTTGATATAATGTAGATATAGGAGGAATTAATAATGAATATTATTAGTATAGATGGAAGTACAAAAAGTACTGGAGTGGCTTACTTTGAAGATAAAAAATTGGTAGCTTATGATTGTTTTACTGCATCTTCTACTGATTTAGTAAAAAGAATATATAAAATGTCTGATTCTTTAAAAGAATTTATTAATAAATATAAAGTAGATAAAATTATTTTAGAAGAAGTAATTCCAAAAGATGCAAAAGAAGAAAATGGACAGACAAATTTAAAAACAAGAAAAGCATTAATGTATCTTCAAGCACAATTTAATTTTATGATACATGATAATTTCCCTAAAATAGAAATTGAATATGTGTATCCGAGTGAATGGCGGGCTGGCTGTGGTATTAACACCGGCCGCGGCATAAAAAGAGAATCATTAAAACTTAAAGATATGGATTTTGTTAAAAAAACCTACAATCTTGAATTAAATGATGATATATCAGATGCAATCTGTATCGGATATTATTTCACCCATAAAAAAGACGATAATGAAGATTTAAATTGGGGATAAAAAAAAATGGGAGCAATTAAGCTCCCATTTTCATTTTTGTAAAAACTTTGTTTGTAATATTAATTATTTTATCTCCATAAGTAGCTATTAAATCAGCTAACAATTCTTCTTGGTCTATTGTTAAATTAATATTATACGAAAACATAGCTGCATGAGTTATCTCATGGATAAGTACCTTTCTTAAAAACTTTCCTTGAAGTAATTCATTAAGATATATTGTTTTAGTTTCATCATCACATGACGCAACAGACAAGCTACCATTGCTTCGATATAATTTATAGAACATTGGAGGTACTCGCAATACTCTCCAAAGTTCATTGTTTATATAAAACATTATCGAATTTTCTCTACTAAAGTAGTTAATTTATTTCTTAGTAGTTGTTTCTCATCTGGCTCTGCGTCATAAATCATATCTGTGATATCTTGAGATAACTCTTGCATGTATTTCTCCAACTCTTGCATTTGAGTTGCTTTATCCTGATGCATTTCTTTTGATTCAATATAATTTTTTCTACTTTTATGGCTTATACCTTCTCGATAGTCCTGCATTTCAATAGGATACATTTCCCATCCTTCATGGTATTGGCGGCTGCCGCCATTAGAACTCATAGAGCCAGCATTATAACCAGAAGAGCTAGTACTAGTGTTAGGACCGCCTCCGCTATAATACATACGACCATCCATTCTGTCCATATCTCTATAATATGGGTATCTTTCTTCATAATTTCTATATGGCTGTTGCATCATTGGTTGCTGATATTTTTCTTTCTCTTTACTTTCTTCCATTGCTTCTGTAATAGTGCAATAGTAAATAGTTTCTGATAAATCCTTAATCATATCAACAACTTCACCAAGTTCTTTCGCATCTACATTCTTGACATCTACTAATTGTCCCTGAACAAGAGATGTAAGTTGTTCTTTCATTGATTTTAACTGATCCATATTACGCCACCCTTTCTACAATTAAATTTGCATTAGCTACATTGAGGATAGCGTCTTCCGCATTTACAACTCCTACTGTTGAGCAGCATCCAGCAGGTACATCTATATATGTTCCTGTTGACACATTAAAATAATTATTAACATCTGCGGGAACCGCGCCCATTCTTGTTACGGCAATAGGTTCACCATCAATAGTAAGAGCTAATACTATTGCGTCTGGAGCGTCACCATCTTCAGGTATTGCAATATTTGCACTAAAGAATACTTTAAATCTAGCTCTGCATTGACAGCTAGTGAGCCCGCGCAATTTTACAAGCCCACTGCCATCTCTGTGCATAATAGCTGGATTTCCTGGCACAACAGTGTCAGTGAATATTACATTTTGTCCACGTGCTAATGTTTGAATAGCATTATTTGTAATTTCCATAAAATTTACCCCCTACTTATACCATTCCACAACCATTGTTGCATCTGCAATTACAGTATGGATTAGGCACTACATATGCGGGAGTTGGGCAAGGTTTTAACTCATTGATTAAATAAGTATTCTGTGCAGCCTGTGAAGCGGCCAGGTCTGCTCTGTTGAGTCTTGCGGTAAGGTCTGCAATCTTCTGGTCTTTAGCATCAACTTCCATTTTGCTTAACTTCTCGAGAATTGCACGAGTGTTTGCTGAAGCGTTGTCAATAATATCTCTTGTATTTGTCTGGGCATTAAAATTAGTCTGACAGAAACCATTTGAAATACTTGTAGTCAAACCATTTGCCTGAGTTGCCAAGTTATAATTAGTATCGGCAAAACCTCTTTCTACACCACGACTAATTTCTGCGGCATTAGATCCAATAAGATACTGTGTATCTTTGGTGTTCTGCTGAGTCTGGCAGCAACAATCTTTGATAGCAGCCTGTAAAGTATTTACTCCACCCATGATATTAGAATTAATACCATTCATCTGTGCTAACTGGTCATATCCCAAAGAACAAATACCATTAGAGATACTATCAAGTTTTCTTTCCTGAGTAGCAAAGCCATCACTCATCTGTCTTGAAATCATAGACATATCATTTCCAAGAACATATCCTTCGTAGACTGAAGTGGAGCCACCATGGCCTCCGCCAAAACCTCCGAATCCGCCTGCACCATATCCGCCCCATCCGCAAAATGCGAACAAGAACAAAATGATGATCCACCAGGCACCATTTTCTCCACCGAAAGCGCCATTGTTATTACCTGTCGCTGCGGCAATGTCGGCCAATGAATAGCCATTGTTTGAATTGAACATTTTTTGTCCTCCTTTAAAAAATTTATTTTATAATTTAAAACCCCAAATTGTGTTTGAAGTTATTAAATTCTTTATCATAATCATAACCCTTCTCCTTAAAGATGTTTCTTACTACACCTTCAATTTCTTGAGTCTGATTATTTCTTGCTAATTCAAGTAAATTCGCATAAAGCGGATTCTCCTTCACTCTTTCCTCCATCATATTTATAATTACTTGAGATGGATTCATTGATTGTTTTATAAATTGAATTAACTGTGCTGGTAATATCTGTGTATTCATTTAATAAGCCACTCCTTCTTTTTTGTTTTCTCCTTTATTATTTACCACTATTGAATCAAGTTTAGTTTCTAATATATTTATTTTATCTAATATTGCTTGAATATTAGGGTCTGCTTGACTCTCTACAATCTGAGGTTTTGATAAAGGCTGAAAAGTTACGATACTTGTTGTTCCATTATTATTCCATGACTTTAAGTAAATTTCACTTAAATCTGCTTTTGGAAAAATACCATAACCACCTATAGGTACTTCTGTTGCTCTAACAACATCTTCACTATCTACTATTTTACCGTTTAATGTCTGGGGCGATGGTGCCATAGGTGGTGTCTGATATTGAGGAGCCATTTGTTGATTCACATATGGATAATTTTGATAAAAATTAGGGTTATAATAATTCATCTTTTAATTTATTCTCCTTTCATTTTCCTTTGCAATTTTATATCAAAATTTAATGAACCAAAATTTATAGGAGTGTCCTTAAATTTGTATTAAAATTTAAAATTTAACACGTATGAGAAAAAATCTCGTACGCCTAAAAAAGGACAAAAAAAGGAGTAATCTTATAATAAGATTACTCCTTAAAGTTCATTTGCTTTAATATGATATTTATTAAAGTTTTAATTTTTAATCCACTTTGTAGCACCCCATGGAGCACCTGAAAGGGATCCATAATATTCAAGACATGCAATACCGCCAAATGCGCTATCTTCAACAACTTGGACTGTATCTGGTAAAATAACTTTTAATTTTTCACAACCTGCAAATGTGTATCTATAAATAGCTTTTATCGAATTTGGAATTTGTATTGTACAATCTAAATTTCTACAGCCATTAAATGCGGAACTTCCTATTGTTGTTATTTGCTCAGGGATGGCTAAGTTTGTCAATTTAGGGCAGTTACAAAATGCATAATCCATTATTACTAATAAAGATGACGGGAATATTATTTCTTCTAAATTTATGCAACTATAAAATGCATAATATCCTATTTCTAATAAATTTTCAGATAAAATAATATTTTTTAAATTTGTACAGTTATAAAAAGCGCTCTGTTTAATAGCAATTACACTAGATGGTAAAGTTATTGTATTAAGAGCCCAACAATCATCAAAGCAATATTCACCAATAAATTTAGTTCCTTCTTTTATTATTACTTCTTGAAGATGATAACAACCCTCAACACAGTGTTGAGGAATAGTTTCCAACGTACTAGGAAATACAACTTTTTTTAAACTTGATTTCGAGAATAAGATAGAATTAGGTAAACTAGTTATTCCTTCACTAAAAATTACCTCTTCAACATTAGAATAATAAAATGTATCATAAGGTAAATTTTCTATACCACCTGGAATGGTTATGGATTTTACTTTCGTATTTTCAATAATAGTAGATCCTAATGTTTTTAAATTATCATTTAATATTAATTCTTCAAGATTTATGCAATTTTTAAAGACTGAATAACTTAATTCTTCTAATGAATCAGGTAATTTGATATTTATTAATCCATAACAACCGTCAAAAGCATTATGTTTTATAGATTTTAAAACGGGCAGGTCTTCAATATTTATTTTTGATAATTTTTTACAGTTATAAAAAGCCTGCTCATCTATTTTCTCTAGTAGACTATCTTTTTCAAATATTATATTTTCAATAGTTTTATTTCCAAGAAATGCAAAACTTCGAATTATTTTAACTGTTTTAGGAATGTCAACAGTAACTAAATTTCCAAACTCTTCGTATTGTGGCTGATTAAGGTCACTAATTTCGATAACACCTTCTGGAAATACAACTTCGTAAGGAATACCATCGAAATAATTTTCACCTTGTACTAAAATTTCAAATCTATAATCAATGTTCGTACCTGTTTCCTCAAGAGTAAGAGTTCTTAATAAATTTCCGTCTAAATCATAGAATCCAGCATCTCTTCTTGGAACAGGAGGAGTTGGCTCGGGCGGAGGGGTAGGATCCGGAGGAATTGGCTCTGGAGGTGCGGGTTTGGGTTTATCGGTTACGATAGTTCCTTCAAGAGGCCCAATCATTTTTGTTGCGGATATTGTCATAGTACCTCCTACACTAAGCGGAATAGACAATGAATTTATTACATAATCTCCGCTTAAATTTATTGCTGTATTATTTAAAGAAACTCTTGAATTAGGTTCAAGATATAATATTGGTAAAGTCTGTAAAGAAACGGATTCATTATAATCAGTATACTGATATAATAATTCTTGCACTAAATTAAATGCAGAATTCATCTTTCCGCCATTAGATATATTTGAATATAATTCTTGACTTACTTGAACATAATCATTTTTCTTCTGTATACATTCTTGTCTATTATATTCAGTTTGCGGAGTTCCAGACTCAATAACAAATAGGTCTGGGATATCTTGTTCAAACAGACAATTAATTTTATTATCATTAATTACTTTACTTCTTTTTCCAATATTTGAAATACTGAATTTAGCTATATTAGTATTCATATCCAGAAAGTCTAAAAAGAAATTTAATTTGTTTAAGTTTCTAATATCTATTGAATAATCTCCCTCCATAACGTCATATACCTTAGGCCATTCATTTCTCAATTCTTCATAGTAGTCATTAGCAGGCAAGCCCGCCTTAGTACTTTGAGAACCTTGAAGGTATAATGTAGTTCTCCAGTCATGTGAGGTTAGTGTGGTTAAATTCACATCAATTTCTTTATAATCATAATGAGGATTCGTTTCTTTGTCAACTAAATCCCAAATATATACTTTATCATTATCCTTTAATTTATAATATAATCCTTGTTCTCCGCGGATTGGTAAAGTATTGTACTCAACTGGACAAATAAATTTTACTAAACCATCATCAGGGTCTTCATATTCAAAACCTTTAAAAGTAACTCCTGTTTCAGGTTTCTTATCTATAGCTAGGTGATAAAAAATAGGAATCTTCTCTCCGGTTAATCCTTTTCGCTGCCCGCATACTATAAAATCATTTTTTATCATATTGTATTGAGGATTATTTGCACAAGATACAATAATATTAGTATCATTAAAATCATATACTGATTTGCTATTTGAAGCATTCATTAAATAATTCTCATTATCAATATTAATCTTCCATTTTCCTTCTTTAATTTCTGAAGTTACTTTTGATGTATTTAAGTAATTCTTTATTTCTCTAAAAATAAAATTACCTTCAACATCATAAAAATATTCAAAATTGCCTAGAGCATTTTTTATCTTATCAAGAATAGTACATACATTATCCCCAGCATTTACATTTAATGTATCTGGGTAATAAAAATCTTCATAAGCGTAACCTATATCATCGCCGCTCTTATAAAGGAAATAGTAATTTTCTGTTGGTTTTATAGTAGTAAAATTTGATACGGTCTTTTTCCCTTCCTCTACTTCACCATATAAAGGAGTATCTCCATACCAACTTAATACTTTTTTTACTCTTGTATCAATATCGCTAACAAGAATTTTATGTAATGGCTCCTTGCCATAATGATTAACTACTTCTTGAATAAGTTTATACATAGGAATTTTTTTAGTAACAAGTTTTCCATTTTCATCTACATCATCATATACATCTATTTCAGTAGGATATGAAATAACACCGCCGCATTCCCCATTTAATAAACACATTTTATCTTTAAGTTGTAAACCTAAAGTAGTTCCATTGGTTGTCTGAGAAATAGATGCGCTTGTAATTACAAAAATACCTTGCGGAAACCACAAAATTTGGTATTCGGGGTATTTATTAAAGATATTTTTATAACCTATTTCAAGTTTTACTTTTTTATTCAAAGAAAACAAATTATCTAAATCTGTAACATTTACATTATTTGTAATGATACTTAAACTACAAGTTCTTCTTATAGAAGATTTTCCATCAATATTCAGAGTTCCACTCACAACAGAACTCTGAATATCTTGGATAGGGTTTTCATTCCAGTCAAGAGCAGTAAGTTTAATGTATAATGTCTTTAATTTAGCACAATCTACTTCTTTCAAAAAATCTTTGTCCGAAAGATATTTATACATTTTTTACTCCTCCTCTCCTTTTTCATAAACTATTTCTTTTGTTCCTATTATATCATATTTTTTATAATTTTCAACAGAACATTCATCCATCTCAATAGCATCAGCAGAAAAAGAATAAATATATCTACCCAATTCTGTCTTTGGGGTTAAATTGATATTCATTAATTTAACAAGAACATTTCCTTCAGGTAAAGACCTAAATAATTTAATATTATCTTTGTATAAGAATTCCATAACTCTTTCTCGATAAAATCTCTCTGTTATGTAATCATTATATTGATTTATTCTTTGTTCAACATTAAATGAATTATATAAATTCATAATTTCTTCATTATTATTATATAATTCATTTTTAGTACAAAATATATCATTTTCATTCTCTAAAAAACTAATCAATCCGCCAATAGAAAACTGTCTGTATTCAACATCAGCATTTCTTTTTACAAAAGCATATCTAGAACCTATTGTTTCTGTCTTTGATTCTAATACGTTTTTCTTATATCCATTAACAACAGGATTAAACTTAATCTTAAGAACTTTATTATCTGCGGATAAGAACTGGTCTTCAAAGAAACTCATTGCGGGAGCTGCCTCTATGGGGGTACCGTAGACGCCTTCCGCGGTAATGGCGATGATGCAATATTTATACCATATGCCACTTTCTACTGTATTATCTACGTAGAAAGTTTCTTGTTTTACTCCTGGAGTAATATCATCATAAATATATAAAATCTCCAAGTTATTAAAATTTTGTTTACTACAAAAACGACCTAACGCAATCTTATAATCACTTGAATCAACTTTAAAAGTTAATTTTACAGTAAGATTTCCATTTTTATTTCCATTTATTGTGAATGTCCTACCCAGATATTCATCAATACTATGTCCAAATACAGAGTCGTCTTCCGCAACTGTAAATTCTTTTAATACTTCAATTTCTGCACTTGGAATGATATAATAATTTTGCAATATATCAATTTGGAAGTTATATACCCCTTCGTACAATGAATCAAGTGTATAGTATATGATACCATTAAATCTTTTAGATGTTTGACCTTCTAGGTCTATCCTAGTATTTGAATTATACTGAAAACTATTAAAACTAAAATTTTTACTGGTATACTGGATTCCGCTATCAATTCCTGCACCAACAATTACTACTCTAAATGATTTTAATTTACTTTTTTCTTCTTTATCTTGGAAAAATAATTCTCCAGGCAATGATAAAAATGGATTAGATCTATATACTCCATCAAGAACTCCGCATTTTAATTGAATACTCGGTTGTGATATTACTCTTATTAAAGTAATTGTAGACCATTCAGAGAGATTATCCATATTCTCGCTTAGCCATTCTGGGGTTACATGCGGAATTGACTCTGCTGATATGTCTGCCATATAATCAGGCGTGCTTCCTTTTTTACAAAATCTAATTTGAACTTTATAATAATTATTGATAAATAATTCTTCAATTCTATTCAAGTCTAATCGAAGTTCTATCCAATAACTATTCCCATTAGATTTTATTTCTGAAAAAACCATTTCAGTAGAATCTTTTATTATAGAATAATTTGTATCAATTTCATTTACTGTTGTAATACAGATAGGAGCTATTTCACTTAATGTATTAAAACTAGATAATGAAAAAGGTATTTTATATATCTGACTACCTTTAACAACTGGCATACTATATGTATCCAATATAGGCGGATATATAACATTACTCATATTTTAACCTCCTTTTCTCTCTTAACAATATTTATTTATTAGGTAATGAACGTAAATCTTTCATCAAATCTTCAATAAAGCTATTTCCGCCCTCGTCAACATAGTGTTTAAATCTATGCTCTAAGGCATCAAGACTTTGATAATCTATTGAACCTTTTTCCATAAAGTAATGATGCTTTTCTGTAATATAGGCTTTAATAGAATCTTTATCAGAATCGATCACCATGACTAACCCCATCAAAATACTTTCAATGCTTTTAGTCATTTCAGTTTGCTTTTCTTCTAATCTCTTGATTTGTTCAGAAAAACTATTCAACTTGTCATTAAGACTATCTTCTTTCTTTTCTTCTTGAACTCCTTTATTAAAAATTCTCTTTATTCTTTCAGAACCCCAATCAAATAAAGATACAACTTCCTTTAAAGCAAAAGCAATAAGAATAAGAAATATAATTATTTCACTTAATGAATACTTCGCTAATAGTTGTTCCATTTGAAAAACCTCCTTAATTTTATTTACAAAATACTTGAAAAAAATAAAAAGCCATTGGTCAATTTCTGACCAATGGCTTATTGTTAAATAACTTCCATTTGACTAGCATATGTTTTCCAAATATTTGCAACAGATAATAAATCTATAACTTCTTGAGAACCTTTTATTTTACAATCCTTTAATTTTGATGGATTGTAATAGGTATCAGAAGTACCCGTCAAATGTTGAACATATTGAAAACTATTAGAGTTAAGAGTATACGCATTTCTTAAACTTTTTATTGTTAAATTTATTAAACTTCTACAATCAGCAAATAGATATGCTCCATACGTTGCAGAACCACAATAAAAATTATTTATAATTATATTTTTTAACATATAACAAGAAGAAAACATATAAGTAATTGTTCCTGTTACAGAAGAAAAATCTAATTCTGGTATCTCTAATAAAGATATGCAGTTTTGAAACATATAGCTACCCGTAGTCATTTTTGGGGTTGTTAAATTTTTAATTCTTTTTAATGATGTACATCCAAAAAAGGCATAGCTAAAATTTGTTACGTTATCAGTATTTAATAAATTAAGTTCTTTTAAAGAAATACATCCGCTAAAACAGTTATTTATAGCAGAACAATTTATTAAATTTAAAACTGGCAGCTTATCTAATGAATTACAATTAGCAAATGTTGCAGTCATTGCAGTTACAGTAGAAGTATCAAAATTTAAAATTTTTTCAAGAGAGTAACAGTTATAAAAAAGATTGCTTATATTTTTAATACTATTAACATTCTTAAAATCTATCTTATTTAAAGCATAACAAGAATTAAAGGCGGAAGATAAATCTTCTACTTTTTTTAATTGTAAATTTTTTACCTCTTTTAAACTTCTTGCCCCAGAAAAAAGACCGGATGCGGAAATCACTTCATTTGCAACAAATTCATTTATCGTTTCTAAGCTAAAACAAGTGCCAAAAAGAGTAGTTAATACTGTGCTGCTATTTACAATAATTGAATCAACACTCTTTAAAGATTGGCAACCACTAAATAATCCATTAATATTATAAGAATTTATCATTATTTTTCCAATCTTTTCTAATCCAGTACATTGATAAAACATCATTTGCATAGACCCAGAAAAAGCAAAATCAGTATCTTCTATTACTGTCAAAGAATGACATAAAGAAAATGCTTGCTCTGCGGATGATGGTTTTGACCAATCCATTTTAGGCATTACTTTTAAAGATTCACATTGATAAAACATACTATTTAAAGTTACGCCTTGCTTTAATGTTATATCTGATAAGGCTCTTAAAGAATTACATAATGTAAAAGCATAATCAAAATAACTATTGCTAGAAAAATTTAATATTAATGGTAAAGCCACTAAAGAAAAACAATTTTGGAACATATATTTAGCACTAGTAATTTTATTAAAATCAAATTCGCAAATAGCCTTTAAAGAAAAACAATTAGCAAAAGCATAATTAAAATCAGTATTTGTTTGACCTAAAAAAGAGAAGTATTCTAAATCTCCAAGAATATATCCTTGATAAGTTCCAATTTTTGCGGTTATTGGATTTAGATTACAAGAAGCACATTTACCACTTATTTCAACTAAATCATTACTAATACCGTTTGTTGCTTTAGTTCTATTTGTAGCATTTAAAATATCAACTCCGTCTATCCTAGGAATTAAATTATAGCTAAAAGTAGTAATATTTCCAAATATCTTAATTAAAATATAATTATAAGAATTATAATCACTATCCAAATAAGAATATTGTAAATAGTTATTTGTATTAGAATTATATGTTGATGAACTAATTAAATTTTTATTGTTATATTTATATACAGTATATTGAGTTCCAGCATTTGAAATAAAAGCTGGACAGCAATAAGAATCTATTGCCCTATATAATAAATAAATTACATCATTAGATTCTGTTATTTCAGAAGGAAGAGGAACATCAGGATAATTAGAATTTCTATTTAATCGTCTGTATTCTATTGGGTTTATTGGATCCGGGATATCTTCTCCTCCACCGCCGCCTCCTTCAAAAGATCCTTCTATACCAAGAATATTAATACCTTTTTTAATATATTCTTCAACTAAATTAGAAGGCTTATTCATTTTAACAACATCAAAGCCATCTAATCCATGTGCGGCGGCTGCCTCTGTAAACTCAGCAGCCACACTAAAATCTGGATTAATAGTTACATTTCCAAGCTTTGGACCTATCCCTTGTGGGATATCTAAAATTGCTTTAGACATTTCTTGTGGTTTATAACCTTGATTACTTCTATTTTTTTCCCGGATTGCATTTGCAATATCTATATAATTCTGTTTATCTGTCAATACATATTCCATTAGAATACCTCCGTATCGGCATTTTCATAGCTCTGCCCGCCTTGCTCAACTATATTAATACCTTTGCTATTTTTAATAACTATACCATTTTCACTATCAATAATGAGTCTACCATTTGCAGATACTATTCTACCATCTGTTAAATCAATAGCTAAACTAAAATTATCTTCTGCAACTTTTTGTCCATCATAACATTTATTATCTTTATCCCAAATATATTGAGTATTTGGTAATTCTGTATCACTATCATAACTTTTCCAAAAATCTCTGCTAAATAATACTGCATGACCAGGTCTTTTTGTTTCTGTTATTGGATCTATGAATTCTCTAGGGTCAATAAGAATTTGTCCACTGCCTTTTCTACCAAAAGCAGCATGACCATCTTTGGCACTAATAAAAGAAGTTCGCTCACCCTTACTATAGCCAAACAAACCGACTTTATCATTTATTTCACCTACATCTCGTACAGTACCCATAACCATACCTGTAAAACTATTGTCTGCTTCTTTTTTACCAGCACCTATCTGAGGAGCTAAAATCATACCTGAACCATCTGAATCAACAGAAACAGAATTACCATCCCAACCATTAATAGCTTGATTAGCATATCTATCAATATACATATCAATAGGAATATGAGCCGAACCAATGCGGCGATTCAATATAGCACCTTCTGGGAAATCTAACATTACATCTATTCTAAGCGCTGTGTTCATCTGATCTCCTAAAAATTCACTTTTAGGTTCTAGATTAATTTGATTTTTTATAAGAACTTGTTCTTTTATAATTTCGTCAGTTTCTTTATTTATTTTTTCTACTTCTTTATATATTTTATTCTGTTTTAATAATTCATCATAAACAAATTTTATATTATTTGTATTTTCATCAACTTTATAGACTCTATAAGTTCCACCACTTATACCATAATGTATTTTTACATTTTGATTTTCAGATACGTCAATATAGTCTATTCCGCCATCTTTACCATATGGTGTCTTAATAGTAAAAGTGAAAGGTTTGTCCATGGAATATATAGGATTTAATCCTGAGTTATTATATCTAACTGCATGATAACCTGAATCAAAATCATATTCAACCTTATGATTACCATAAACATTATAACATTGATTTATAGTTATAATTGGCATAGTTGCGTAATATTCTTTTCCATCCATGGTTACTATACATTCTATAATATTATGAGGACTATTCATAGGATTATTAACATCAAAATCGCTGACTCCCTCTATTCCACTGTCTGCAATATAATTAGTGCTTAATAATTCTGCCTTATTTGGGTTATAATTAAATTTACATCCATTTTCTGTATATATCCCATTCTCGTCAGTTCCATCTATATAGCTAAAATTAGAATAACCAGATACATCCTCTACTATTTCACCAGAACTCTTTAAAGCTTTTACTCTTGGTCTTTGTATTCTCCATTTAACTTTTCCTTTTTCATAGCTATCAATAGAAGAATCAAAAACAACTTCTCCATCTTTCCATACTTCAACCTTTAACCATTCAACTTCATTTGAATACTGATTTCCTTGTGGACTTCCTTTTACGTTATAATTTAATCTTGAAATGCTATCATCTTTATAAAAATCAACTTCAGGATCATATGTATGATCTAGCGAAGCAAAAGTAGGTCTTTCAATTCCATCTTTATCAGGCAAATTTATTATTGCAAAACTCTTTTCTATCTTCTGTGTATCAAAAGGTCCAACTGCTATTGCTTTTGTTGGACTTTCCCAAGATACAATATATATCTCTCTACCTGTTTCGGTTTTAGGAATACTAGTTTCATATTCTGGAAAACCTGCATCTGCAAAATTAAGATTAATTAAATCTATCTGCCCATCAGACATTGTTGTAATAACAGGGTATAATGGTGGATTTACATCATCTGTGTTTGGTAAAATTCTACAAACATAATCAGTACCGTTTGTTCCTATATCGCCTTCTTTAATAAATACAAAAGAAGTATAAGCATTGTATGTAATTCCATTATAAGTTGCAATAACTTTAATTATATTATTGGTATAAGAAGCTTTATACATTGAAGCCAATTTAAATTTCAATGGTCTTCCTTTTAATGTATAGTAATCTAACTCCGGATCATCAACTAATTCTTGTTCCATTTCAGGAACAACAGTAATAAAAGTATTATTTTTAGGAATTTGCCAAACTGTATCTATAATATTTTTAGGATTATCAGATATTAACAAACCTGTTGAATCATAAAGTAATACATCAAGTTCTTCTAATTGATTATTATTAAAGGCGGCTGCCCCTGGTGATAAACCTTCCTTATTAAATTTAAAAGCTTTATCTCCATTTTTAATTCTCATATACCCTTGATTTTCATCAATCAATGTATTTACTAAATCAATAGAGCCAGTTCCTAAATAAACGTTTCCGCCATAAACAGCACATTTATAAGTAACTTTTCTAAATATATTACTTGGATAAATATTATGCAAATAATTGCCTTGAACTCTAAATGCAACCTTATTGCCTGGTTTTGCATAATAAGCAATATATTTACTTAATTCTTCTTCGTCATTTTTTATTATTTGTTCTAGTGCTATTAAGTCAGCGTCCGCTCTTGCTGTTTCAAATGCAGCTTTATGTTGTGCATATTCTTCCAATAATATAGTTACTGCTATATTTAATTCATCGGTTTCTTGTAAATTGCGGATAGTGCCATCGACCCATTCCTCTGTCCATTTATAAGATAAAGTATCACTAGGAAAATTATTCGCAACAACATTACACTTTAAATCAGTAATACCATTACCCGCATGAAATATAGTTCCATTAGTTGATACTATCTCTATTGAAACAGTAGAGTTAGGATTATATAAAGTAACAATAGGACTAGTTACTAACATACCACTATATTCAACTACGCATTTAATCTTTGTTTCTGGCGCAGGGCATAAAACTTCAGAAATCGAAAATTGATTTTCTTTTATCTTCACTCCTGGCGGGAATGGCTCCTTGAAGCATCTCCAACCCTTGCCGCCGTGTAAATCATAGTCATCTGAAAAATTGTCTATACTAGCATCTTCAATAAACCAATAAAAAGTAGTATCTTCAGTATAGTTTTCTACCTTCTGTCCTTTTATAAACAAGTTAGCTTTTAAAGTTATTTTATTATCAGCTATGCCAGATTCAGTTGAGAAAATATTATTTCCTTCTATAGATACTCTATCTGACAATAAATTAGTAATTAAAGAAGCATTTTGAATAAATAAATCTTTAATAAAAATATCTGAAGGTTTAGTCATATCTATATGAGAAAAGTCCATACAGAAAGCATATATCTCATCAATACTTACAAAGTTTTCTCCATCAATAGGGAAATAAAAAGATTGCTTGGTAAAATTAATTAATTTATATGGCTGCCCAATAAATTTATTTATATCTAATATAAATTCTCTTGTTTCTAATTCTGTGGAATCCTTGCTTGCTTTAAAAGTTGCGGAAACCACAATACCAAAATTACCTGCCTGTTGTTGTTCACGCGGAAGCTCATTTCTAAAATAACCTCCGATACACAAATGATCTGCATTCTTAATATTTTTCTCTAGTGCATTAATATCTAATTTAATTATATTTTCGGTGACATCTTTTTTATAAAGAGTAATTATTTGTCTATCGTGATATGAACTAAGGCCAAGATTTCCGCATTCAGCTATAATATTTGTTCCATATAAATTATATTGAGAATCTAATATATCTATATCTATATCTATATCAGTTGGCTTCCCTTCTTTTGAAGATGAACCTAATATAATTCTCTTATCAATATCCGCACAATATATAACAAGAACATTTGCTCCATTAGAAAAAATAGAATCTGTGTTGAGAGAATATGCATCAACATAATTATTATCTATTTTAACTTTATATTTACCATAAACATAATTTGTACAAGTGGTTACTGTTCCTTGAGTAATCTTATCTGTTTGAGATAAATATTTCTTATATTTCCCATCAGCTATGTACTCTATGGCTTCATAAAGTTCTTCTTCTATGCTCATTAAAATCCTCCTTTTTTCTCTTATATATATTCTAACATAAAATTATTTTTTTGTCAAGTAGATTAATGTTAATTACCCAAAATAAAAAAGAGGGGCTTGCGCCCCTCTTCATTATCGCTTAGTAGAATTTACTTTCTGTGAAGCAACATTCATTAAGTTATTTAATGCAAGTCTAATTTCATCAGCAGTAGTTTCTCCTGTGAAGTTTGCGGTAATATATACTTGTTGCTCAATAGAAGAATCATTTGAAGAATTATTTGTAATAGTTCCACCATTACTATTTATTCTATCAAATCCACTCATCATATTGCCTATAGAAGCATTAAACTTATCATTTAAAGCTCTTACTATATTAACAGTATTTAAAATATTTTGAGTATCTTCTTTATTAAGCACTAATTCTTTTTCGTGTAAGAAAGCTAACTTACCTTCACTTCCCCAAGAACCTGTATATCCACCAGTATCAAAGCCCATATTTTTTGCCGCATCCAAAGCGTCCTTCTCATTTGCTGCTGTGATAACTTGTGTTTTCCCAGAAGTTGATTTTACTGCAAAATGACATTTAGCAAGTTTAGCATCTTTAAGAATTTGATATCTTCTTATTGTTATAAGTCTTGCACTTTCCTCAATGAAATATCTGCAAGCTGCGTTATTTTGGCAATACAGCTCCGCTGCTGCTTTTGCCTTTGATTTACCATCAAACACCGTGGAACTGCCATCTGGATAAGTGACTTTCCATGGAGGATCTTTCTTAACAAGTTTTTTGTCCAATTCATCATCATCACTAGAAGTATTAGTAACAGTAGTTGTATCAATAGTACTAGTATTAGTAACAGTAGTTGTATCAATAGTACTAGCCCCGGAATTTTGACTAATATTGCTTCCTTGATTTGCGGTTTCCGCTATTGCTTTCTTTTGGAAGGCTGTCCACATTTCTTGTCCAGCTGATGCAGCCGCTTTAGCAGCGCTCTCCGCCTCCTTACATCCATTCACGTAGTCTTGAAGTGCGCTAACAACTTTTTCAATAGCGTTATATTCATCTGCTCTTTGATTTGTTTCAACTAATAAAGCATAGTTCTGGTCACCTAACGCGCTTACAATTCCATCATAACCTTCTTTAGTCTTTGTAAGAACTCCACCAGATAACTTATCAAGTTTTTCAATATTGGTATTATAAACACCAATAGACTCACCAACTTTATTAAATACTGTAGCACAAACATTTGCGAATCCGCCCTCGCCTGAAACTGTCTTAATCATGTTACCAATAGCAGTATCCCATTGAGGAAGTATCTGACCTATTACAATATCTTTTTCAGCATTTGATAAATCATAGAAAGCATTAATAGAACCAATATTCATTCTATTTAACTCAGCAAAAGAAGATTCGTATAAGTTATTTCTTATCTTTAAATTATCAGATGCAATATTGTTTAAAGCTTCTTCATATTGCCTCTGAATAAGCTCCATTTGTCTTGCTTTCTCTTCTGGGTCATTAATTAAAGCAGCTTCTTCAAGTTTCTGTCTATACTCTTTCCAAATAGCAACATATTCATTTTGATTAGCTATAAATTGATTCTTGTCAAGATTATAAATCTCATTATTGAGATCTTCTATCTCTTGGCGGACATCGCTTATTTTATCCTCATCCGCAACAAACTGATATGAATAGTTACCAGAACTATCTCTACGCAAACGCATTTTTGATTTATTCTGTTCAGCTTCTCTTAATGCTATTTCTTTTAAAGCTAATTCATATTTCTTATTAGCTCTATCCAAGTCATACTGACTTACTTTATCCATAGCTTGTAAAGTGGCTAATTCATTATTTAAAATTCCTTGAAGTTGCTTTTGAGCAGCTACATTATCAGTTTCCGCTAAAGATTTAAGAACCTTATTTTGAAGTTTCTGAATGCCATAAGTTGCATTGATAGTATCTAAATATCTATCTGCATTCTTATTTAATAAATCCCATTCTTCAGTAGCATAATCAAAGCTTGCTCCAGCTAATGCTTTTTCAGTTTCATCAAATATCTTTTCGATACTTAATTTTAACTGTTCTTGAGCATGTTGAACTGCCGCCTCAACACTAGAATACAAGAGTTCAATCTGATTATACCAATTCTGGCGGGCGGTTTCCCACTCTTCAGAACCAGGTGCAGATTCATCCATTATCTTTTTGAAGTATTCTATGTTAGTAGGAATTAAATTAATTTGTTCTTCGTATATAGCCTGTTGTTTCTTGCTATATTCAAGCAATTCATCAAAAGCATTCTCTCCCTTAATTAATTTAATTAAGTTAACTGAATGTTGTAAGTGTTGAGTTGACTTTTCAAAGATATCATTCATTTTAGATAATGAATCAGCAACACTTTGAACTGCCTGTGCTTCCATCTTCTTGATAGCCTCGAGAGCTTCTTTTGCAGAAAGTAAATGATTTTGTAACTCAGTTGTATACTTCAATAAGTCATCCATTAAGGCTTTTTCATTATTTCCATAAATATTAGCCTCGCCACGACTCATCTTCTCTCTTTCTCTCATTATGGTTGTAACTTTTTCCGTTAAGGCTTGAATCGTACCTCGATCGCCGCCTTCGCCATAATAAGTGCGGAAGTTATCAAATGTTTCACCTACATTACCAAGAATACTATCAGCAGAGAATTCATCAATAATTCTCTTTTTAAAGTTATTCCATTGCTTTTCTGCGGTTTGTAAATCAAGTTGTAATTCAATAGAAGCATTGAATTTAGTAATATTGATTTCAATTTCTTTATTATAAGCATCTTCAATATCCGCAATTAAGCTAGGTAACATATCTGAAGTAACTTCATCATATCTGCTAATCTTTTGCTTAAATTCTTCAAACTCTTTTTTAGCTTCATCTAAATCATCTTTAAGTTTCTCTTTTCTCTTGTCAGATGCTTTATTATATTCATCAATTAAAGCATTAAGGGTATCTTCTCTGGCTTTAACAATTTGAGCATAGTTTGAAATAGAACCATCACTACTGAAGCTAACATTGTTTTTGCTAAGGTATCCGCGGAGTTCAGCAGCTTCTCCATTTGCAATTCTAATCTTTTCATTAGTTTTCTCAATTTGTTTATTGAGTAAAGACATTTGAGCATTTAAGTTTTCAATCAGCTTCCCGCCAACTAACTTACTCTTTTGCTTCTCTAATAATGACATTTGATTAGATATAGCTTTAAGTTCAAGGTTTACATCATGGTATCTATCTACGGAATCTTTGATAGGATCTTCATTTTTTGAAGAGTTTCCTTTACCTCCGGAATTTTGACTAATAGAGTTTCCTAATGATGTAGTAGTGGTTTTTCCATTTGCCGTTACTATTTTTTTCTTTTGAGGGACACCCACATTAGCAAAACCAAATACTGGTGTTGTAGTTTTTAATCCATCTGTTTTAATTTCTAATCTACCAGTTGTAGGTTTTCCATTTTGAGGATAAAATGTGGTATTTGCTACCATTGTTGTTGGGGGTGTGGATGTTGTAGCCTCATTCTCCTCAAAAACAGGTTCATATCCTATACTATTTAAGTATTTTTCTGCTTGTTCTGCGGTAATCGCACTACTATCAATTAAAGCGTTTAAATCATCTATGATTTGTTTATCTTCAATTTCCGCCCCAATTTTAATAGAATCTAAATCTAAATTGTTTATATAACTACTTAAATTATCAAATTTAGATTTTATCTCATCAGTTAAGTTTTCTCCATTAAAAGCATTTCTTATAGAAGACATAAAATCTTTAGCCGCATTTTTCTGTAATGCACCTAAATTTTTAGTTTCGCCTTCATATAATTCATTAATGAGATCAAAATTATCTTTGATAAAGTCTGCTGATATATCAACATTAAATAAATTAGATAAAGATTTTTGAACTTCTCCTAAAGCAATTACTGAATTAACACTAGCGTCAGAACCTTCATTAAGAGCTTCTTTCCATTCTTCTAGTAATTCGATATTATCACCAAAAGATTTAGCAAAAATATCATAATTTTGAGCGAATTGAATATTAGCTTTAGCAAAACTTTCTGCTGCGATCTTATCATTTTCTAGTTCTTTATTATTTTTTTGAACCATTTTTGTATAACTATCTAATGCTTCAGTAGTTATATTTAATGATTTAGCATCAGCTTCTAAAGCCATTTGATATTTTGCTTCTTCTTCTAGATTTCTCTTATATGCTCTTTCCTTCTTATTTTCTTCGGTTAAAGCTTCATTAAATTGTTTATATGATGAATCATTTTTTAATACTTCATATTTTATTTGGTCCGGAGCATTGTCTAAGCCTCTACTTTTTAAATAAAAATCTCTAGCAGCTAAAACCTCTTCATCTGTAGCAGCACCAAAATCAATATTTTTATCACCAAAATAAGCTTTTTCAATGATGCTCTTTGTATTGGAAGATAATTTTTTATTATTGATTAAAGGCTCCATAAATTTTTTATAAGCATCAACTTTATTTTTTACACTATCTGCAAAAATTTTATCTTGTTCTGCTTCAAAATATTTTACGGCTTCCTTCATTGCTGCAACTGAATAAGAATCACCCTGTTCTTTACCATCAATAAGGATTTTTTCACCTTCCCAAGTAGCACCTTCGCCATATTTATATTTTAAAAATGCGTCAATTCTTTCATTATCATCATCCACATTTATTTCTTTAGTTCTATCTAATGCAGCTGCGTATTCTTTTTCTATTGTTTCAATAATTTTATCTTTTGCATATCCACTTGCATTTTTAAATTCTAAATCTGGTCTTGACTCTAAATAATTTAAACCAATGGCTTTATTAGTATTTTTTTCAATTTCTTCTTTTGTACTTTCATACCTTTTTAAGCTTAATATTGAATCATAAACTCTTTGTGCATCTTGGCTATAGTCATAATTTACTGCGACTCCATGAGAATTTATATCATGTGCATTAGCTATTGCGTTTTCTTTAATTATTTTAGCGATAAGATCTTCAGTTAATGCCCCTTCTTCAAAAGAACTAAATAACTTATTAACAGTATCATAACCAAATTCATTATATAGGTCTTGTTTCTTATTTTCATATTTTCGATCTTCTAATGCATTAGCTAAATATAAAGATTCTCTTTCAGCAAAATTTGCACCTTGGTCTAATTGATTAATTACCTCTTGAACTTTAGGAATATCAAATCCATACTCGCCATTTTTAACTATTAATGCTTTTTTTAATTCTGGATATTTATTAATTAATTCTAAAACATTATTATTTACTTTCTCTAGTGCGGCATTCCATTCCTCTGTCCCTGCGGTCAATTCATTTAATGCGTTTACTCCATCAGAAAAATGAGATAAATCTTCAGTTAAATCATTTAACTGGCTATTTAATCTTCCAAAAGAATCTTTTGCATTATCTACCGCTTTTGATAATTCTTTAGTTTTTCTTGTGGCTTCATCTTCTCTAAATATAAATTTAATCAAGGCGGGAATAGCTAATGATAAAATAGCACTTACAATAATTCCAATCACTCCTGCAGCAGCTCCACTAAGAGCCTTACCAGCAATAGTAACACCTTTTAAAAGTTTCTCTCCTAATAAAGCACTTTGAATAATTGAACCTAAACCTGTTCCAATAGAAGAATAAAATGATGCAATGTTACCTGAAGAAGCATCTTTTGATACTGCCTGAAAAGAATTCCTAAGCATATCCAAAGAATTTATCATTAAAGAAATATTATTTAAAGCCTGTACTCCAAACTGTATCTTTTGAGTTAAGGTTATATCATCAGTGAATCTCTTTAAAGAACCTCTTGCTTTTTCTATTTCTCCATCAAAATCATCAGAGAATTTTTTTACATCTGAACTTACATATTCAACAGTTCTTGATGTATCAGATTCTATCTCACTCATTATTTGTTCATAATACTGACCAAATTCTCTTAATGCTTCAATTCTTTCTTCTCTTTTGCTCGGAGTATCTCCTAATTTTTCTACTTTTTCCCAATAATTTCCTAATTGTTCTGATTGCTCTTTAGTTAAACTATTTATTAATTGAGAATTTTGTTTAGTCTTTTTGTATAACTCATCATAGCTATGCTCAATTTTTCCAAGATTCTCGTCTAAAGAAGTATTGCTTATAGAACTTGTTACTGAATCACTAAGGTCATTAAAAATTTTACTAACTTCTTTTTTTGTTGAATTAGCATGAAACTGAAGACTTTCTAATTTCTCTATAAATTCATCATTGTTAATAGCAAAATTATACGCGCCTTCGCCTTCGCCTTCTTTGAAATCTTCTCCAAATTGGGTATTTGCCATTCTAATAAGGATATCTTCTTTTTCTTTTAAGACATCTCTTTCTTTAGTTAAAGTAAGAAGGTTATCAATTTCCTGATTTCCTTGCTTAACTTGTTCTTCTGTAAGGATACCACTTAAAGAATTAATTTTACCTTTTGCCTCAAGGATTTTATCCATATCAATATCTTTACCTAATTGTAAAGTTGAAATAGATTCCATTGCGGTTTTTAATTGATTAAAATTATAAACGCTATTTTTAGCATTGGTTATAACATTAGACAATCCTTTTGCAATCTGTTTTGACATTACCATAGTTGCAATATTACCTAATGTCTTTAATGCAGCACCGCCTCCGCCAATAGCTTTGACAAATTCTTCCATGAAATTGGTAACAGAAGTTAAACCACTAATTAATTCTTTAAAGCTATCAGAATCAAAAAATTCAGCGGTAAGAGCATCTTTTGCGGTCTGTAATTCATTTAATCTTGCTCTTAAAGAATCATTATAAATCTCTTGTTGCTTATTTAACTCTCCAGTAGCATCTGTTGCAGTATTGATATTCTTTGTCATGGAATCCCAGTTATCCATTAAAGAAATCAAATATGTATACTGTCTAGTACCAGCAACAGTCTGAGCTAATGCCATTTTTTGGTCTTGATTTAATGTTTCCCATTTTGCAGCCATTTCTTCCAAAATGGTATCCATTTCTTTTAACTGACCATTATTATCCTTAATATTTACCCCAGCAGACATAAGTGCTTGAGAATATTTATTAAGGCTTGTACCATCATCAAGAGTCTCACCAAGCTTCAAACCTTGAATACGTGAAAAGATTGTCTTAAATGCAGTACCTACTGAATCTGCGGATTGTCGTGTAGCAGCAACAACAGTAGCTAACGCGGAAGTTGCATATTCATAACTTAAACCTACTGTATTACTAACTGCCGCAAACTGGCTTAAGCCTTGTGAGATTTCTGCTGCGGATGATGCGGTACTAGCACCCAATGCAGTAATAACATCTCCGAAATATTCAAGAGAATGAGAACCATTATCAAAGTTGTTCCAGATTGCAGTCATGTAAGATGAAACTTGGTCAGCAGATTCACCAAGAACATTAGCCATTTTCAAAGTGGTTTCTGTTCTTTTAGCTACTTCATCTGCGGAAAGACCTTGCTGGTAATACAAAAGAGCAGCATCCGTATAGGCGGTAGTTGTTGTTCCTAACGCTTGTGCGGCGGCGTTCGCTTCTTTCGCAAAACGCGACATCTGATCTGCAGATTGGCCAGATACAATTCTAATATTATTCAAAGAAGTATCTAACTTTTTAACGTAAGTATAAGCTCTTTCTACTGAGCCAGTTACACTTTGAATAGCGCTAGATGTTACTGTCCATCTGATTGAGTTAGCTAATGTTTCACCTAACTTGTCAATAAATTGGGAGGTTTTCTTTAATTCTAGATTTGTATTTGTAGCCTGCATGGCGATATCTCTGAAAGCATTTCTTCCAGCTGCACCAAGGGAATTAAAATCATTATAAATCTTATTAAGATTTAACTTTTTTAATTCTGCATTAAATTTTGTTACATTAGTAACGCCTAAATCTTCATTAAAAGCATTTTTTAATACGTTTTTAATTTCAATGACAGATTTCTTGGTGGATAGTAATTGTGCTTCTGATTCTTTGCTCAAAAGCTTTTTGTTATCGCCACTTAGTTGTTTGTTTAGTTGGAATTGAAGTTGATCCAATTCAGACTTTAACTTATTTAAAGATTGAACGTCAGCTTCAAATTTTAGTTTGTAAGTTAAATTTCTGTCAGCCATAAAATCCTTTTACCTCCTATATTTTTAGGCAATAAAAAAATGCCCTGTTATCTTATATGATAACAAAGGCATTCTGTTTATCTTCTTTTGACCTAATAGTTTATTCTATTGGGCGGTTTCCATTTGCGGCTGCCGCAAAATCAATAATATTCTGGAACTTCTCTTTATCAAAGCCATTAATCAAATCAGCTGCCGCCTGCATTTGAATAGGAAGATCTGCTATGATTTTAGTAAGAGAGCCCGCGATAGTGCGATTTAGCTGAGTTTTATCTGCAATTAAAGTATCTACAAATCTCAGCAATTCATCATACTCTTCCTCAGGAATTGCAAGAATAATTTTATCAAGCAATCCTGAACTTTTTAATATATCATAAATAAGGTTTGCTTCTGTACCTTTTTCTTCTCCAAAATCAATATCAGTATAAGAATATACTAAAAACAAATGAAAGAATTTCTCTAATTTAATTGGATTATAAATTCCATTTTCCTCTGCCGCCTGTAAAGTTGCATCAACTAAATCATACTTCTTTTCCCAAGGCAGGTAATTCTTAATATTAATTTTTAATCCATTAAAATCAAATTCTTTTGTGGTTTCATTTAATTTAACACCTAAATTAGAAAATTTTATATTCTCCATAATTAAACTCCTTTTTTCTCTTTTATTATATTATAACATAAAATTTTTATGTTGTCAAGATTATTTTACAGATTTCTCAATTTCTTTTGAAATACTTTCTATGAATTTATTTCTAACGCCACCACCAAAATTTTTCTTTTCTTCTTCTATTATTTCATTGATTGTAAATCCTTTTTTATCACAAATATTTGATGCAACTCGATAATATTGAGTAAGAGATGGCATTTGTGCATTAGCAGCTTTAACGCCATATTGGACATCCTTCAAAGAAATATCTTCTCCTAAAATAGCCTCTTGACTATCTACTTGAGTAACATATTTAGAATAAAGCATAAAAGCTAATTTATCATCTTTATCTTCCATATCATATACTTTAATTGTTTTAAAATAATCGTATTTACTATCATGCGGTGTATATAATGCTTTTGCGTAAGCCTCTTTTAAATCACCATAATTTAAAACAGTAGCTTGTTTATACACTTTTTTATTTTTAAAATAAATTTTATATACTTCTCTTCCTTTTCTTTCATTATCGCTCATTTTTTTAGCTAATGAGTTATACGCCGCTTGAATCTTTTGGTAATGTTCATCATTATTTATTTGACTATATATTTTTGATTGTTCTTCTAAAAGCCAATTCTCATGCAAATGTCCTTGCGAACCAATACCTTTAATAAAATTCATTATTTCATACTCTTGTGAGTAAACAGTGCCTTCACCATCAAATACTACTATGTATTTAGCAATAGGCTGCCCTAAATACCTTTGAAAATAAGTACTAAAACGCAAAGCCGCTAAATAAGCAAGACGCAATCTATAAGTTCTTTTTTCATATCCATAAGTAACAGTTCCTAATTTTGAAGCCACACTATCAAAATTTTCTGTTGAAGCTAATCTCTTTATAGTATCAATAAATAATTTAGCTTCTTCTTCTAATTTTTTAACATTTACTTTTAAATCATTAGTTGCTTCTTTTGTATGGAAATTTGATAAATCTTCAAATAAATCGTTCAACTCTTTTCTATTATAAGCAGAACTTGTAATATCTTCTTTAAAATTTTTTAAGACCGTTTGCACTATATCATCTAACAAAAAACTCACCTCCGCATAAATAAAAAAAGGAGGAAGATATAAAATCTTCCCCCTTAATTTAATCTAATTTAATATTAGCCTACTGATTCACCTGAAGTGTGAGCCATTACGGTAGACCACTCGTCAGCCTTACCTTCGCTATCTTCAACAATCTGCATTACACAAAGAACTTCTTTGGTAGGATTGAAGTAAGTATAACCAGGGTGAGCATCCATCTGGAAGTTGAATGTAGAAGGATCTCCAGAAGAAGCCATGCTGAATGTAAAGTTAGACTGAATCTTTACGTTAGGCAAAGTAATAACAACAGGAGCATCTACACCATCAGTCTGACGTCTGAACAATGTTTCAGCCTCAACATAGAAGTAACCAGCAAAGTGAGCTGCATCAATCTGAATTTCAGAAACCTTATCTGCGGTTTTGGTAATATAGAAGTCAGTAACAACTTTCTTTCCAACCCACTTAGATTTCTCTGAAGTTCCAATTTCAAAGCCCTGTCCGCTTGCTGCAACGCTAACACCACTTGCGGTTTCACCAGTTAAAGTACCATCAGCTTCACAAGCCATAACGAAGATAGCAGCTGTGCTACAAATCTTCTCATTAGCACCAAGACCAGCCTTAACATCGATAGTACCATCATCAGCTACCTGAGCTGCAATAGCTTTGTGAACATGAACAGATTCAGTATTCTTTCCTTTAATAAGACCTGCACCAGAAAGAATAGCAAGACCCATCTGAGAAATCAAAGCATCCTCAACAGAGAAGCTAAGAGTCTTCTCACCTTCCCATGTTAACAATCTTGTATTACCTCTACCACCTGTAGCATATACAGAAGTAGCTGCACCTTCAAGTGTAGAAGCCTTTGCAGAGTCGATATACAATACCGGCTGATTTTTTGCGAATGTAGAACCGCCAAGAGTCATCTGGTCTTTAGCACGGAAAACTACATTACAAATCTCTCTTACACCAAATTTCATTTGATTTTCCTCCTTATAGAAAATTAAATATTATTTTATTTAAAAGGATTTTGTTTTTCATATAAATCCTTAGTCCAATCCTCAGGCTCATCCATGCCTGAAGCTCCGGCAACTTTAGCACTAAAATATTTATCATTATAAGATTTTAATTGCCATCTTTGGAACTCATCATTTAATTGAAAGACTGTATAGTATTTTAATTTATTTATATCCTTTTGCTCGGCTACCGCAAGAATTGAAATATATCTGCCCAAAATAGACACTTCCTTGTCGTTTGCATCGCCCCTACGCATTTCCGCAAGTTTTCTATGTCTCTCTTTTAATTTTTCGGCAATTTGTCTTGCTAATTCGCCGGCAGGATTATAATCATCTTCGGATGAAAGCATATCTCCTAAACAAAGCATTAATTTTATTTTTTCCTTAAACTTTTCAAAATTATCTTTATTGATAAAACCATTTTCCATTGTATTACTTTCTTTATTAAATTTAAAGAAAGATATAAAATCCTTTTCAAATTTAATTTCATACGTTGGAAAAAGCAAAGCTAAAACCATATTAACGCTTACAAGTTGAATGCTATCTTTTAGCGAATTGTCTTTCATTATTGACATTAATACTTCAAAATTTGTTAATGCATCTAAACCCTCTTTGTCCTTTTCATCTAACATATTTTTAGAAAAATTCAAAAGGTTACATCCTGAAAAAAATGCGGTTTCACCTATAAATGAAATTTCACTTATAGTCGGCTGATGAATTGTTAACCGACCTTCCTCAAAGAGAAGGTCGGTTCCGCACATTAATGCTAGTTTATTATTCATCTCCAGGGATTATATCATCAGAGCCATGAACTGCGTAATAAACAAGAGTATAACCAGATAGATTTTTATCTAATACTAACTCATGGCAATCCGCAAACTCTAACTCTCCTATTCCGCTCAATTTTGAATTATTTAAAATACCATCTATATAGCCGACAATTTTTAATGGTCTAAGGCGGTAATTGCCTAATGACCAACAATCAGTATGACAAATAATATCAAATTTAATTGTGCAATCTCTAAATTGCGGGTTTCCGCTCAATGTGAAATTATCAAAAGAAATAAGCATATAAGCTTTTACTTCTTCATGTTCAGGTAATTCTAACTTAGGAGTAACTCTAATATATCCTTTTTCTACCATTTTTGCAATAGTCATTTCATCTAAAATATCTTTATATACTTTACTCGAAAGATTATCTAAACAATCTTTTTCATTGATAATTAACAATCTTTTTAATTGTTCACCCCATACTTTATTTTCAATAAAAAGTCGGTATAAAATTGTTTCCATATCTTTTTCACAAGAGAGAAAAGAGGAAACAGGTTTCTTTGTTAAATCTATCATAAAGCTCTCCTTTTATCTCCTATAATGATTTAATTGTTGCGGTGATGCTGATAGGGTTTTCATCAGGTCTAGAGTATGTAAGAGTGAACTCTCCGCTTTTACCTGATATGATATTAACTTTACAATTAAGTCCATTAGAACTTACTATAACAGCTTTTTTTGGATTATCTATTGACCATACACCGCCATCTGCATTTTTAATAACATAATAAACAGTATCATAGGGACTTACTTCTTTTTCTCCTTCAATATATGGAACTCCTTCAGGTATTATTGGAGGCACAGGCTCATTTTCTTTCTTTTCTTGCTCTGCTAATTCATGTATAGTATTATTAAAATCTTCCTTTAAGCAAACTTTAATAATACCTTCAGATGATATACTATCTACTGCTTGAACTTCCCACATATTATCAAGAATTTTTATTTTTGTAAATCTATGAAAAAAATCTTCTGTTTGTTTATTTTTTGTCATCAAAAGCAATAAATCATAGTTTAAATTATTCCATTGAAGTCCTTTTCTTTCATTCCATTGAATTGTTGTTTCTTCTGGGCCTCTTAAATAAACCCAGTATTTTTCTTCATCGATCTCTACCTGATGCTTACACTCGCGGATTTCCGCCCTAAAATAGGCGGTTTCCTCATATCTTCTAGCATAGACTATCCAATGAGTATGATTTTCTTTCCACTCAAAAGTATCTCCAGGCTTAATATTTACTTTACATATACCGCCAGGATAACAATTTTTTCGTTCATCATTTAATTGAGTATCTTCAAAAGGAACTGAAAGAATTTTATCATCATATGCTAATTTTGTCTTATCTGGATTAATTAAGCATCTAAACTCGTCTTTATTATCTAATCTCATAGTAGCGGATTGATAAGAATAAAGCAAAGCTCTTTTTAAGCTAATAAGTTTATCTTTATTCATTCTATCAATTTGGCGGACGCCACCATTGTATCCGAGTCTAACATTCATATTATCTAATCCTGACATGCTTTAATTAACCCTTCAACTATTCCAATACATTCAAAGATTGTTCTTCTATAAGAAAAGAAATCATCTTCTTCAGATAATGAATATAGTCCTTCTAATTTACACAATAGAGAAAAGAAATCTTCCTGTCTTATTTGCATTAATTTAGACATTCCAATTACTTCTTCAATAATTGTTGAAAGAGGAGCCCGCCAATCTAGTCCTTCTTCTCTATTGGGTAATAATTTATATATAAGGTTGGTAATTTTCTTTAAATGAGTGCGGATAATAAAATTATCCACATCTATATCATATTTTAAAATCATTCTACTTCCATTATAGTACCGAAAGTAGATTTAACATCCCCATCAACATTAATCTTTCTTCTTTTATATAATCTCTGAAGATGGAATCCTTCAGTCTTATATTTATCTTTTAATTGAATTAATTTATGTAAATGGTTTGCCTGAGAAGTCATTTTAAAATCGGTACCAGTATATTTCATTCTAATATTTTCTACACTAGCTAATTGTTGACCCAACCATTCAACAACCATATAAGTGGCTAAAATATTAATTTCTTCTTGTGTCAATAAACAATTAAAATAAGCACCGCCCATAATAAAAGCAGATACTTCAATATTATCACTATCTACACCACAGTAGGTAGTTTCCTCTTCTATATAACTCTCTACATAATCTGATAAATTTACTCTAGGAAATTCAAAATAAGGAATTGCCGCAATTAGCAATTCCTCCATTAATTTATCTGTATCAGCTTGGTCTAAAACCATATACATATCGTCTGTAATTTTCTGTGTAAAATTATCATATACAAGAGAGAAAGGTGTAGTATTGTCTGCCATGATACACCTCCACATTATTTATTTTTCTGATATGATATTATATTTTGAGGCGGTAGGCATTGCGGGAGCCGCAGCTCTACGTCCTGTAGGCTGAACCTCTGGAGTAGCTACTCTACGCTTAGACTTACTTTCTACCTCTACTTCTTCTTTTGCTTCAGTTTCTCCATCAAATTTTGTGTTTTGAACTTCAATCGCTCCTGTAACATCAAAATTTAATTTTTGCTTAATAATTTCTCTTTTGTTATTATCATTCAAAGGAAGAGAAACAGCTAAATCTTTAATTAATTCAAGAACTCCTTCTGGAGCAAAATCAATACAATCAAGAAACTCATTTAAAGTTCCATTTTGAAGAATATCTTTTACTTCTTTTTCAGTATAAAAATATTCAGGTTCAACATCTCCAAATAATTCTTTTACTGCATCAACATCTTTAATAACAAGATAATTTAAAAGCAAATATTCTCCGCCAGGAAGATATGTCAACTCGACAAGCTCACTAAAAGGAATTTCTCTTTCTTGTCTAGATGCAAACTGACGGCGGACGCCGCTTTCAGGAATTGTATAACCTACATTTCCGCTATCTCTATTAATAACCTTAATTAATTTATTTGTATTCATTTTTTAACTCCTTTTATCTCTATATAATAAAAAAATGGGAAGAATTAAATATTATCTATTAAATTCTTCCCATTTAAAATCTAACTACTTATTACTGTACATCAGGCTTTGGGGTATTGTTTACAGTTAAAGCAATATTCTGATATACGCAGATACCAGGATTTACTAAATAAGCTGCAACACCAACCTTCTGATAAGTCTGAATTTCAGTAGACCAATCTCTGTTCTCAAAAGATTTAACCTGTGCAGAACCTTCGAAAGCAACCTTTACAGGCTTTTCAGAACCAGTAGGAATAATCCAGCAGTAAGAAGGATCGATAATCTTCTTAGCATTGTCAGTATCTTCAAAAGACTGAGGAAGGATTACTACGTTGTGACCCTTGTAAGTAGTAAATGCACCATTGTTCCACAACTGATCCTTCATGTTATCAGATACCCAAGCATTTGCAGGAATCATAGTACAAGCAAATTCATAAGTACAGTAAATTGTGCTCTTACCATAAACATCTGCGGTCTGAAGCAATCTATCAAATTCCTTCTCATCAAAGGTATTCTGCTTAGTCTTGTTAGCAGGCTTAATCTTTGCTACCATAGCTACAAGAGCCTTAGCAATCTCACGATAAATAGCCTCATCAAGACCTTCAAGAACTAATGAATAGTAATCATTGAGGGTAATAGTCTGATCAAGCAACTCTTCCCACTCAACTCTAGCAGCACCACCGAAAGCGCTTGTAGGAACAGAGAACTTGTAACCATCAAGTTTGAAGGTTTCATATCTACCTGCAAGACCAACCTTGGTAACAAACTGCTTAGCACGCTTCTTAGAAGCTTCACTAATGTTTACTTTGAACTCAGGCGTAACACCCTGAGGATATGTTTTAACGTCTGCGAACTGTCCATACTGGCTCATAACCTTTGCAGGAACAACTTCGCTCAACTGAACTTCAAGCAAGGTATAAATCATAGGAAGATTCTCACGAAGTTCCTGAGGAGTTCTACCAAGCTCATTTAACTCTTTTACAAATGTAGCATTCAAAGCATCTGCGGACATCTTGGTTTCACCAAAGCTATAAGAAGCAGAAGGATTCATAGAAGCTTTAGCACATGCTTTTGCTAAATCAATTAACTGAGATTTTTCTAATGCCATTTTTCATTTCCTCCTTATTTAACTCTTACAAGCTTAAGACCAGGTTGTCCATCAGCCATAGTATAAATTTTTGCGATTTCGAACATAGGGCCGTTTGCATCTGCGTTACCATCAGTAGAATCTACAAGATAACCAGTTGTCTTATCAACAGCCAATGTAGGAAGTGCAGAATCATCAATAGAAATACCAGCTACATCATCAGCAGCTGCATCCAATGCACTATTAGCACCAGTGGTTTTACCAAAAGCGTTAGTAGTGTAAATATCTCCTACGTTAGTCTTAATCAAACGAGGAACCATTACTCCATCAACGAAATCAGTTTTCTTCATAACATAATCTTTATGATTCTGAAATCTTTCATCATATTTCTTTTCTTCATTATAAATTAACATCCATTCGCCAGCGCCTCCGAGGTTAACCTCATTTTCAGCGTAGTCGTATTTAGCAAATCTACCCTGCTCGATGTAATCTCCCATAGCAGTAGCTACAGGTAACTGAGCGTAGATCTGACCGGTAACAATACCAGAAAGGTGATTAGGCTCAACCTGAGCGAAACCTTTTCTTCCAATAACCTTTGTTGCCATGTTTCTTTATCCTCCTATATTATTTATGAATAAATTTTTTCTTCAAACTCGCGAACTGCTTTTACCCAATCCGGAACTGAATCATTACTTGTTTCCAAGTTATAAGTTGTAACATCAGAATTTGACTCTTTTGCAGAATCAGCTACTTCATATCTACTCTTTGCATATAAAACAGAAAGTTTAGATTCAATTTCTTCATAAGTATAATTTGACTTATTATCTTTACAATCCTTCAAATCTGCTTCACTTAACATATAAAAGCTATTAATCAATTCATCTTTCTTCTTATCATCAATGTCTTTCTTAAAAGCTTCTAATGCTTGATACTTTGCGGTTAATTCTGAAAATTGAACTTCAAGTTCTTTATGTTTTTCTTCAAGAAGTGAATACTGTTCGGTCAATAAAGCATATTTCTTTTCTTTATCATCCTCTTCTTTTTCTTCATCCTCTTTTTCATTATCAGAATTATCAGACTCTTCTTCTTCAGATTTGTCCTCATTTTTTTCTTCATTTTTTGCAAATTCAGTAGAAGTTTCTGCAACTTCCTCTTCAGGAGTTTCTAATGCTTCCTCAACCACAGGAGCTTCTTCTGTTACGGGAATTGCTTCCTCAACAACTTCTGCAGCGGGCTCAACATTGTTTGTTTCCTCAATAGCTTCAGCAACTTCAACAGTTACTTCTTCTTGAGTTTCAACAATATTTTCATTTTCCATGTCTTTTCCTCCTTGTAATGCAAAACGCAAATCTTGCATCATACTATATAAGGTCTTTTTAAAGTTATCATCTACTTTGGTAAAAGATGTACTAACGTTAGGGGCGGTAACTGATGAACCTTCAAAACAAGGTTCTACATCATCACCTAAGATACATAACTTTGAAAAAATTGCGTCATTAATAATGAAAAATTCCATACCAGTATTATAATTGGTTGCCCAATCTCCTTTTATGGTATCTTCATCTAATTCCATAGAATGAGGACGACCTTCATCCTCAACTGCTAATTTGCATTCTTCGAACTGACCAGTCCATAAAAAACCAGTAGTCATAAGGTATTCTCTTTCAATAGAATTACCAAATTCATCATAGTCTTCAAATTTCTTAAACCACACTTTTGCATCAGGAGATACAAAACCATAAGGGACTGTTTTACACTCAAAATGAATTCCCTCATCATCCCATACCATCACATCGCCGTGGTCTGCGAAATCTTCTTTTTTCTCTTTGTAATAACCAACAATAGGCGCTCCACGAAGGGTCTTTGCCATTTCAGTTGCTACATCTTTAGAGATAAAACTATGATTTCTATTCTCTCCAATGTATAAAACTTTAATTTCACAGCTAGACATTAAAGGATTTATGTCCAAAGGCTGTAAATTTACAAATTCTGGAGAGTCAATAGTTGCAATAGACTTATGCATATTGTTCTCCTTTCAACTATCTATTAAATTGCGGCGGTGGGCTTTTTAACCCATCGCCTCAATGTTTTTCAAAGTTTTATCAGATTTCTCAGAATCTTCTTTTTCTTTTCTGCCCACTTCTCCATTACCATTTTTTATTTGATTTATTGTATCAGCATTCATTGTGCTTGACATGAGAGGTGGAATAAATACATTAACTAAATCTAATATATCATTTTCAAAATAAGCATTTGCTAAAATTGAACTTTGAGTTTGACCAAGTGCAATTTGCGGTAAGAATTTACTAAATCCTAATTGCATTTGTTCTTTATATAATTTAGATAATTCTTTATAATTATAAATAGTTGTTTTTAATATTTGCGCTCTATAAAATACTTTTTTAGGACTCTTATTAAAAGGCTTTAATAACATATTTAAGAAATCTTCAAATTGTAATATAAGATTAAGCATTGCCGCCTCATCATTTACAACGGATTTATCTGTAGCAATATTACCATCTGAATTAAATAAGTTTTCTGAAATACCACCTTCATTATAAACAGTTCTTTCTACTTTCTTCAAGTCATCAGCTGTTGTATTAGTATTTCTATCTGACATATCCGCAACATCAACATCCGCAAATGTTGTTAATACGTCAAGACCTATTGCTTTACCAAGCATCCTAACCGCATTATTATGTAATTCTTTTGCTTCATCAACATCAAAAATTAAATCTCCATTTTTGTCTAAAGGCATTTTTTGGATAATAATTTTTAATAATTGTTGAGCCATCTTTTTTCTATCCAAATCTTGAGCAGCATCCAAATCAATAATTGCTGGAATTACTTGAATCATTGCAGGATAATCTTCTCCATTGATGTTAAATTTGATAGTGTTTTCAGGATCTAACAAATACCATCCAGCATCATCTCCGGCAAAATCTGGCTTTAACTTACCTTCTTTGTAAGCTGCATAGCCTTTGCTAAATTCAACAGGGAAAAGTTTTAAAATTCTCATTCTTTGTGACACATCTTTAAAAGCATCATCAAAATATTTCATATTAAATTCAACTGCGGGTCTGCCATTTACTTGATATCTGGATCTACAATAATCTGGCGGAAGCTCTTGAACTAACATTCTTTCTGTTGTAGGAATTAAATAACCATAATAACAACCATTTCTTAATACTTTTAAAGCTACATCTCCAAAGAATTTCTTTGCTCCAAAGTTATCAAAATACATCAAGGCTTTATCAAAACCCTCTAAAATTTTATCTTCTTTTAGATTATTTTTATTAACATATGGAGTAATCATCCAATCATACATATATAAAGAAGCCATATATCTGCACATTCTTTGATAGATACCGCTAATCTTATAAAAGAAATTAGATATTTCTCTCATAGCTACGATATCTCCATTATACATAGCATTAAGAACAGCTTGTTTATCAGTTAATCTAGGACTTACTTTTTTAAGTTCACCTAGATTATATACTGCATCATTAAGAGATTTAATTCCAACCTTAATTTTTGAAAAGTCTTGAATTTGAGCTCGGGTATCTTCAAGACCCATTCCAAAACCTTTTCTTTTTATTTCTTCTCTTCTATTAATCAAGATTGTTACCTCTCTTTTCTAATAATATTATATCATAAAATTTTGATTTTGTCAAATTATGCTATTTTTAGTATCCAGCCGCCCGCATAATATAATCATAATTTATAATATTCTCATGTGTATATGGGATAATAACTAAAGTAATTCCATGTTTTTTACAATACTCTCTTTTCTGCATATCATTATATTGTTGTTTTCTTAAACCTGCAATTCCGCCAAATTTACTCTTTGGTTCATAATGTTGAATACCCTGATATTCTATTAAAAAATCTAATTCTCCTTCATCATCAAAAACCGCAAAATCAAATCTAAGAGGTCTTCCATTTAAACTTAATAAATCTGGGAAAATATACTCTTCTTTAAATGGTAGGCCAGCTCTAGTTAAAATCTCATTAATTTTAATTTCTCCTCTTGACGCTTTCACGCCACATCACTCCTTTTTATTTTAAAAATAAAATCTCCTGACATAAAATATTAAAAATATACATGGACAATTTATACAAATTGCCCATGTCATTTATTACTAACTAAAGAACATTAAATCTCTAATACTTGAAGTTTTCCTTTTATTTTTTCTTTCTTCTTCTCTTTTAATACATAATAATCCATATTCAAGAGAAGAGAATCTATCTTTAGGTATTGATCTATTGTTCTGTTTAAGAATAATATTTACGCCTTCGTTATCTTCAACTAAATTCATCATTTGGTCTTTTAAATTATCTGTTAATTGGAAAGGCATTAATCTTTCTGCTCTTTCTTCAGGTGTCATATTTTGACCAACTTTAGTTTCCATTAATTTTACTTTAGCATCTCTTTCTTCTATTAAAAACTTTATTTTACCACTACTCATTTGAGTTTGTAAATAACTGTGTGCTTCTGTATTAATAGGAGCATTAGCTTTAATTAAAAATAGAGCATCTTTAATAGAATCATCAGTTCTGAATTTTTTATAGGTTTGATAAGCTTCTTCATAAGTTCCGCCTTCTACTGCGAGCGGCGGTAGGTATTCACCTGTTTCCGGATCCTCATGACCTATAACTAATTCATCAACTAAACCAGCTCCGATACCGTTAGCATCGACCGCAATACTTCTAGCTTTAAATCTAGTAAATATTTTTTTAATTTTTATAGCTTGTTGAGCGAAATGCTCTGCTTCAATGCTATAAAAATTAACAATAGACTTCAATGCTGAACCTTGGACTTGCGGCGTTACTTTAATTACACTAACTTCTGTTGTACATTTATTTCTACCAACATCGATTCCTAATACATAATATGCACTTTTACTAATTCTTCCACTTGCTTCATTTTCAGGCTGAAGTAAAACTCTATTTTTTTGAAAAACTTCAGATGAATAATAAGCTTTTTCAGAGTCTCCGCTCCACTTACTTCTATATTCTCTATCAAAAGAAGATTCATTAAAAGTACCCTGCAACTTAAGAGATTGAATAAAGTTTTTAGGTTGTAATCCTTCTGTAACAGGAATCTCATAAGTTCCACCTAATACTATAGTTTCATCAGGATCTACTATTGATTCTGCAAAAAGTTCAATTAATCTTTGATACAATTTTAATTGGACTATGTCTTAATCTAAAAATTTCCAAACGTAACCATATGCAGTATATTGATTTTTTTTATGGTGCAATGCATTATCTATATTTACTCTACTTTTCTTAAAATACTTTGCAGCATCTTCTATAGATGGAAAACTCATAATAAGATTATTTTCTTTATCATATGCTCCAATGGGTTTTTGTCCTTTTCTTATGGATAATCCATTTATCCAAGCATGTTTTTGATTCTCTCCTTGAGTACACCACTCAAGATTTTCAACTTTATTATTTGTTTTATCTCCATCAATATGGTTTACTTGATTCTTTTCTTTATCATCATTTAAAAGAAAAGTCAAGGCTACAATTCTATGAACATATCTATTAGAAAATTTATTATCCTTATCTATTTTTAATGATACTTGTAAATAACCATTTTTTGTTATTCTTCCTTTTAATTCTTTCTTTGTTATTTTATTTCTAATAATACCTTCATTAGATACTTCATAATTAGAAGAATCCTCAATATTTCTCCACTCTACCATATTTTGCCTCCATTAATAATTGAATTTTTGCCTTCATTATTAATAGATTTTCTATTTTAATCAATATTCTTTTTTGTCCAAAAATTTTTAAATTCCTCGCGCTTCGGCTTAAAGAATTTCACTTTAAGCCTACTCTACTAACTTCCATAAATAATTATGTGCTTTCGATAGTCTCTGAACCTTCCATGTTAATACATGGCTTGGCACACCGTTACATATTGCAATGCTTTCAGTGTTAGCAGCTTACGCCACACCCTCATATTGAGGTTCACGAGGTTTTAGTTCGCCTATCAATAACCTTTTCAGTCTAGCGAACGAATCTTTGTAACCAGCAGTGGTTATATAAATTTGACTTTGATTAACTACTTCCTCTGGATGTCTAGTACCATCCGCCAACCGCCTATTAATAACAGTAGTAGGAATAACTATTTCGTTTAATGCTTTTTGGTCAATTAAAACACATTCCTCCATAAGTCCGCCAGTTCTACGCTGACCACGAGAACGTTCCAGGGCGGGAAGAATATTTATTTTACTACCATTCTTAAAAATATAATTTACATCATCTTTTGAATGTTTGGTAACACCTCTTGACCAATCTATTTCTCTATGCAACGCGGGAATTACTTTACAAATTTCCTCAACTTTAGCAACAGTAATAGATGCAGCCTGCTCTTTGCCGCCCGTGGTAATAAATAATTCAACACCAGGATATAAAATACATCTAATCATCAATACCATCATTGATAAGAAAGATTTAGAGAATCCACGGGGGAATGTAGCATAGACCTTGCGGTGACGCATCGCCGCCCGCAAGAATATCCTTTGATAATAATAGAATTGAAATGCACAATCCGGGCCTTTTATATCATCAATAAAGATATCTGGATATTCTCTGTAAAAAGCAATAGCCTCACGTAACTGAGGCATATTAGCTTTTAATCTTTCTTCTGTTACTGCTTTATTATTTTTATCATGTTCAGAGGTTAATTCTAATATACTTTCTAAACTCATTCATCAAAACCTCCGTCATCAATTTCTTTCTGTTTATTTATATTATCTGAAAAATCTGCTAAATCTTTATCTGATAAAATCACTGTTTTAATTCCATCTTCATCTTCTTCTGCTTCTGCTTGGTCTTTTTCCATTTCCGCAAGTATTTCTCTCTTTTTAATAAATTCTTCTATCATTCTAAAAACAAGAGGGTCTTCTTGAACAAGAGATTTAGAAAAAGACTTCATATCGCGGAGGTCGCGGTCAGCAATATCTAGATCCACTTTGATTTCATGTCTAGGTATGAATCCACCATTCTCCGCCCGCTCGCATAAATTAACAATTTCACAAATTGAATCAAATATTTTTCCATCTTTTTCTTTATTTTGCGCTTTTGTTAAATTTGCTGATTTTCTTAATGTATCTAATACTTTTGATAATTTTTGGAATCCATCAATATCTCCCGCATCAAGTGCTTGGTTTGCTTTTAATGTTGTTTTACAGATTAAAATTAATGCGTTTTCTGAGTCAGAATCTTCAACTCCAAAATCTTCGCTCATTTTTTTATAATTCTTTTCTAATTCAACCCATTCTGATACTTTATAAAGTCTTCCCCATTTTAATGCTAAATATAATTTATCTTCTTTTGACAAATCTTCTATTGTAGAATCCAATTCAGATTGATCAATATATTGCTCTTCATTGAACATATTATTCGGACCAATAACTGGGTTAGCCACCATACTAGATAATTGTTCAGCATGGAGAGCCTCGCCGCCCAATAGAGTCTTGTATTGGTACTCATTGATCTCGCCCGCCGCATACTTGGCTTTTATCTCTTCATCACTTTTTTCGCGGTCCCGCTCCATGAAAGCAACCCTGGCCGCATGCTCTTCCGCAATTTTCTCGGTATCCGCCCATCCATATTTATTCCATTGATTCAGTTTCATTTTGGATAAATATCTACCCATAACTGAACTACCAGTAACTTTTTCTGGATTTTTTGCATACGCTCTATCTCTAAGAACAACCCACTCCTCTGGAATATAAGGAACATCCATTTTCTCTAAAATCCATAAAAAAGATTTTGGCTCAAAATTATCAACGAACATTGTTAAGCATTTTTTACACTGTTCAACTTTACTTCCATCTTTATAAGTGTAAAATTGAACTTCATCCATGCTCTTTCCGCACTTTTCACAAGTACAATTCATTTAATCACTCCTTATTTTTCTTATTTCGACATTCTTTACAAATAGAGTAGAAACTATCTTTGGAGGTTTTATTTTTAGAAAAGAATCTGTTATGCGCCAACTTGACCTGCCCGCATCTACTACAACGCTTCCATTTTCCCTTTTCTTTAAATGTGTAGTACCATAGTATATAATCTTCTTTTGCCTTTTCCGCCAATAGCTTAGGAATCTTATTCCGCCATAAGGAGGAGATATATTCAACAGAGTGTTTCACTCCATGTTTTTTAAACAATTCCTCTTGAATGTCTACATTTTGTTCACCATCGATTTTTAAAATTACCAAATCGTAGTATAGAGGATAATTTTCTTTTAAAGTTTCTTCAACTAAATTGTCCAAATCCTCCATCAAATACCAAGAGTCATTAGAAAAATTACCCCAACAATCCTCTTTTATCTTTGAATAATTACATAAAAGTGCGGATACGTGGGCGGGATTGAATAATGTAATTAGGCAGTTGCTCTGCGGTTCTCCGCTCTCATCAAATGTAATTTTTTCTGATAAATCAATAGATGAAAAGCTTTTTATTAAATTTTGACAATACATTGGTTGATGATAACTATTTTTAAGAATGTATTGCTGTTGACTCATTTCTATTAATTGCTTTTTTAAGAGATATTTGCGGCGGCCGCTCGCTTTTTCAAAGGCTAGCTTCACCTGTTCTATGGATTCCCGCAGCTCCTTCATACCCGGGATCTCCGCAATATCTTTTTCAGTTATTGATACCTTGTGTTGAAAAATAATATTTTTATCATTTGTTATAAGATTATAAATTCCATCTTCGCCATTTTCAAACTTACTTACTAAACCTTGAAAGGATGTTTCTCTTGTGCTAACTGTTTTTAAATGATTATCTGTTAAAATTGTTTTTTCTTGTTTTTCTTTCTTTGTCATTTTATCAAAAATATAATCTGTTAAAGTATTTAAGCAAGCGGGAGTTAATTGATCTGGCGGAGTTTCTTCAACAATCTTTTTTACCAGCGCGGTTCTTTCTTCCATAGTTTCTAATCTGCTATCTAATTTTTGCGTTGGTCTTAATTTTTTGTTTTCTTCCATTGTAAATCTCCTTTATTTACTCCTTTATAATTATATTATACCATAAAAATTTTCTTTTGTCAAGCTAGATTAATTTAAATTGGTTGATTTTTTAAAAAATTTTTATTATAATATTATTATAAAGGTTAATCGAAGTTGAGCGTTAGAACGGCGGCTTTGGGGGTGTGTGGAAATTTTGGGGGAGATGTTGGAATGAGGGGAAGGAAAAGTAAAATCCCATTTTTTGGTTTTTGGTGGTTGAATTTTCCGTTTTCTGAAATTTTTGAAATTTTGTCGTTATTTGAAATTTTTAAAATTTTTGGTGGCTGTTTTGTCGAGGATATTAATGATTTTCATTTTAAAAAAAATTTTTTCCCGAAACACCACCCCTATCATGTTCAGGTATGCTGCGTAGATTGGCATCGCCGCACACACGATGATGGTCACTATACCCTCCATCAAAATGTTCGCATCAACAGACACACACCTCTCTGTTCTTCTATTGCTAAAAAATAAAAAATAAAAAATGCTCGGAGCGCGATTGGTCAGCGCGCTCCGAGAGATAAACATTTTTACCCTTTTGTAGTTTTTCTGCCAAAAACTCACTTCTGACCAGAACATACGTTTGCCTGAAAAAGGCGATTAACTTTAGTGCGGTGAAGTGTTAAAGCACTACCTACCACCGGGCGAAACACTTTAACACAGTGAAGTGCTAAAGCCCTGCTTGTTAAAAAATTCACACACTTCAGTGCGGTGAAGTGTTAACGTACTAAGTTTGTTAAATAATTAACACTTTAACACAGTGAAGTGCTGAAGTATTTTACGTGTTGATGGGAAAAAGGTAAAACTCTGGCACCGCCTTGCACAAAGTTTGTTAAACTTTTCACACACTTTAATGCGGTAAAGCGTTAGAGCGCGACACTTTAACAGAGTAAAGTGATGACGTGGTAAAGCATTAAAGTGGTAAAGTAGTAACGTGTTAACACTTTAACATGATAAAGTAATGAAGTAAAAAAAATTTTCTGTTTTTGTTGGAAAAAGTGTGTTATTTTTTTAACACAGTCAGCGACTGACAGTACAAAGATTGTTAATAATTTAACACTGTTTTGATGGACAAGAGGAAAGATTGTTAAACTTTTAACTAACTAAAGAGAGATGGCGGGTAGCGGCTCTGATGCCGCAGCGAGCTGGATTGTTAAAATATTAACAATGTTAGGAGATCCATCGTACAAGGTTTGTTAAACTTTTAACAAGCCTTGGGGACGCACTGGCGCAAGATCTCCGCACTTTAGTACGATGAAGTGATACAGTGGCACAGTGTTAGAGTGCTACTGTTGTCGCATCGTGTCGACGCAAGGGCGCAACACTTTAGCACAGCTTTGTGCAAAGACTGTTAAAAAAATAACAAGCAGTCATCCGCAGAGAGCGAGATGCTCGTCGCGAGGCGAAAAATTATACCACAGACCCCTTCGAGTTGTCAAGAGGAAAAATGCGAAATTTTGCACAAAAATTTCATTCCCATTTTGTGCAAAATTATTTTAAAAAATTTTCAAAAAAGGCTTGCAATTTTCTCTAAAATGTAGTATATTATACTTGTAAGGAAGATACAACAAAAAAACAACAGAGAGAGGTACAACACTATGAGAGAATTTTATGTAGCAGAGATTACAACAGACGAAAAGACCACCATTAAGTTTTTCCTTCGTATGAGCATTTTCGTACAAGAAACAAAATCAAGCAAAATCAAGAATGTTAAAGTCCTCGAGTACAGAGATGACTTGACAGAGGACGAGCAAAAGGCACTTGTACAGAAGTGGTTGCCACTTGCTTACAAGTAAAAAAAATAAAAAAAATAAAGAAAGAGGGTTGACAAAACCTCAACCCTCTGCTATAATAATAATATAAACAAGAGAGAGAGGTACAAAGCTATGGAAGAAAGATTTTGGGAAGTATCAAGTGAAGAGGTTTGCGGTGCAGAGGTAGAGAATACCGCAGACGTTGAGTGGGTTGAGTTTATCTAACCCACTCACTCACAGACAGATAACAACAGAAAGAGGACAAAACAATGACAGATAATATTTTATTTTTATGGGACAACATGACAGAGTTAGGTATTGCAACAGATGAAGAGTTAGGTCTTGCGTGTGCATTGTGTGGCACAACAGAAGAAACTTTGACGAGAGTCCTTTACATTAGGACAGGATATAGAAGTCTCGAACAAATGTGGGAAGAGGAAGAATAAAGGCGGCGGTTGCCGCCTTTTTATTTTTTATCTAGGTCTATGCCGAAACAAACCGCCGACCCCGCAGCGAGGCGAAAAATTATACCACACCGACCTTCAAGTTGTCAAGTGCGAATTTACGAAATTTTGCACAAATTTTATTATCCCATTTTGTGCAAAATTATTTCAAAAAATTTTCAAAAAGTGCTTGCATTATTCCTATGGATGTGGTAATATATACTTGTAAGGAAGATATAACAAAATTTGAGAGAGAGGTACTTACTATGAAAGATTACTACAGATTTTTATTCGCAGACACTGAGGAGATTCTTGAGTTTGACACAGAGATGTGGTCTTATAAGAAAGCCGAACTTAAGGCTAGACAGTGGGCTAAAGAGAGTGGCTCTACTTGGAAATATCTCGGAATATTTACTTGGTAGGGGTTGACAAACCCCACCAAATGAGATATAATAAATATAGAAAGTGAAAGAGAGGTATTTATTATGATGAGAAAGTTATATAAGGAATTTCGTGCAGAGGGCAATCGCCCGGAAAGAGCCTTGGA